ATTCCATGCCAGTCATTGGCAATGGAAACATGACATACATCTCATATCCATCAATATCAATTTGACGATAATAAATACGGTAAGGAGCGTTTTCGTTACAAAAAACATTCCATTTACTCATTTGTTTCCTTTCTGACATTAAATGTCAAACCACCAAGGAGTGGAACGTTCTTCCCTTCCCTGTTCTACTTTTTGCCAAGGCGTTGAGCGGCAGTTTCGGTATCGAAGAAGCACAGAAGCTCCTGACCATACTGAAAACCGTCAAACCCATCGCTGTAAGAATAGTCGATACGGCCTTTGCTGTCGCGTTTGACCAGCTTCTTAAAAGCATCCTCCAGAGCCGTTTTGTTGTTGTTTGCGGGCTCTTTCCCATTTGGTTAAGTGTGAGCGTTAATGAAGTTTTCATCCAGAACGAAGAAGCTGTTGTCTTGAACCGTATCAGCGGCATACCAGAGTTTATCTGCAACATTGTACAGATAACCATAGGTGATGTTTTCCTCTTTGAGGATGTTCAGGAACAGAGTTTCAGCGTTTTTCAGAACAACAGGAGTATCGACTACTACGCTGTCGATTTCCAAGTCATCGCCCCTGTCCCGATGATAGGCAGTTGTTACGCCTCCTTTAGTACCGTGACGAACAGGTGTATCAAATCCGTGCATTTCTTCATCGTCCGGGGCAAGACGCTCACGAACCATCGAAAGGCTTCCAAGGTCAACGAGTGCTGTTGCAAGTTCCGGGGTGTTGTAATGCTCAAGAAGCATCTTGCCAAGATAAGACGGATAGCCATCAGAATGGCAATAGACGAACTTGATAATTCCTTCTTTGCAAAGAACTCCGATAAAGCTTGGTGTGCTCATTAGTTCTCCTCCTCGGTAGTCGGGACCTCAACAACTGTCCACCAATCGATGAAATCGGGGCCTTTGATATAGAGGTCACGATAGCATTCCTCAGTGGTGATGTTATCAGTCCCGTAGGATTTACGATAAGTTTTCGCCTCTTTCTTGAATTGCTTGTGGGCTTCTTCCATGGCCGATTCAAATGTGGGGAACCGGTCGGTAGAACAAACGGACGGGGCGGACATATCGCTCATGTAGATGTTTTCGAGAATAAATGTTTTCATTGCAAAGCTCCTTTTTGTCGTTCGCAAACAAAAAGGCAGGCTCACCCGGAGATGAGTCTGCCTGAATGTATGCAGATTATGAATTGTACGAACGCAGGATGCGCCTTAGTAGATGGTATCTATCGTACAATAACTATTCTATGCCGTTCGCATAGTTTGGCAAGAAAAAATGCCGCCCACCCGAAGGCAGACGGCTGAATGCTATTGATTAGTTGAGGTTCGATTTCGTCATGACATGGGCGCGATATACCGTGTTGGTGCCTTCGTCCTTCAATTCCCAGCAGCCGGTAAAGCCATCGCAGGGTTCAGTGACGACAACTTCCTTGCCGGTATTATCGTACAGGATAGCCTCAGTCCAAGAATCGTCCTTGCCGCCGCAGCAGCGGATGTCCATTTCAAACCCGTCTGAGAATTTTGCAGTCTTGCTCAGCGAAGAACCGTCGCCTTGCACTTCCTCGCCGCGAAGGTATTTCTCAATGCGCTCAGCATACGGCTCGCTGACATACACGGTTTCTTCCAGAACGGTTTTCTTTGGAAGTATATCGACAAGAACATGGTATTCGGCACCGTTGTATGGAAGAATCCAGTGATTGCAGAACACTTTGGAAGGCTTTGTCTTATATACCGTTTTACCGTTCACGGCAAGCGTTACCGTACCGGAAACACCGTCTTTGCCGTTTCCTTCCCAAAGGACGGAAACCATGGTGTTGTCTGTGGCAAATACGACGTCACTGATTCGATACTCGTCGTCGATGCTGTCAGGGTCATTGAGATGGCGGATAAGAGCATCGTATTTCGATTTCTCCATCTGAATGCGATTTACAAAGATGCTTTCAAAGCACTTGCTTCTCTCGTACATGTGCGCCACATACAGAATAGTTTCGGCTAAATCCTCGACAGTTCCGGTAGTCATGGAATCCGGCGCACGGCGAGCCCACAAGTCAACACCATCTTCGATAATACTGCATTCGCAAACAGTATGGAGAACGGGATTGGACATGCTGATAAGCTGCAAACGAAGTATAGGCTCTACACCCTTGGGATAGCTGTTACCGACATGAAAATCGATAGGTTCAAAACTGACATTCTCAGGGACATTACCAAACCCCGGCCAACGACCGGGATTCCGTTCTGCTATGAATTTACGGGCGAAACGCTCCGCAGTCTCCTTCGTCAGACCATGCCATTCCTTGACGTCGCGGCTTTTTTCGATAGAAGCAACTGCTTCACTGACGGCAGTGAGAAAATCGCTTTGGTTTTCTTCCTGATTCCGTCTGGTTTCGTCAACTAGTTGCTCAAAGAGGGCTGCATCGCGTAGAAACTTGGCGGCAAGAGGAGCCGACACCTCGGCAGAACCCGGACTCGTCACCGCAGTGTTGAGGTATTCTCTGATATCCTTTCCGTCCTGCAACCTCTCGCAGAACTCCGAAAGCGCATCGAGTTCATCAAGAGAAAACTCGATTTTCGCGCTCGGCTGCTTCGCGGTTTTGGCGATAAGGATGCCTGTGTTGATTTTTTGGATTTTCATAATATTCTCCTTTTTTGTATTAGTATCTTCCGAAAAGCACCCTGCCGATAATCGGTATTTCGTCGTGTGTAGTGGAAGGTTCGTTGTTTTTGTCGTAAACAATCATTCGCAGCATGGTATGTCTGAACCAGAAAATATCATCTGCACGAATGTCGTTGTAGCATGCTTTTTTGTACAAAAGCCGATTCTCGTAAAACTCTCGAAGGGTGATGGCTTCTTGCTCACCTTTGATGAGTTGATACTTTGGCTGTGGGTCAGACGACGGAATTTCCTGAAACACGATTTCTCCGGCGCTTTTCCCAGCGAAAATATCGGCAAGATATGCAACCTTTCGAGCCTCATTCCAGGCGTAACGACTCTGATAGCCAGGCATCATGTCAACATCATAGAAGTACAGAAAACCAAGCAAAAATCGGACCGTGTGATTGTAGTTGCTAACCGGAAGCGGCTTGTAAGGATTCGGTTTCCCGTAAACGGAACCGATGTCTTTGTATCCGTATTCCGGTCTCATATCGAGCCACGCATAGCAGCGGTATTCGGTAGATTCGAACATCTGCACGACATATATCTTTCCGCCGTCAAGTATGTCTCTGACAAAGCCATGCTGGTTTCCCGGAAGACTTACGCTTTCATCGATTCCGAACCGATACGCGGGACTACCAGCGCTTTTTGCGATGATTTGTGCCCGCACAAAGTACGGATTGTCGCATGAATGACAAGTGGTACTGGTTGCTTTATTCACCATTTTCAAATACACTCCTTTTTTGAACGCAAAAAGCGGACCTCCCAAATTCGGAAAGTCCGCTTTAAAGCGAAATTATGAATTGTACGAACGCAAATAGCGTCCCTGTGGATAGTATCTATCGTACGAATACTATTTTATGCCGTTCGTACAAAAAGTCAAGAAAAAGAGTTTGTGCAAAAAGCGTTAATGGTTCTTGATTTTGAAAGTGGGGCGAATACCAATAGAATTGGTAACGTTGTAGTAGTCCGCATTACCGCCGGCGTCGACACTGGCGAAGCGGGAAGCGGAATCTTCAACCTTGTTCGCCAGCCAGTACCACTGAAATTTCTCATACTTAGTGCCGTCGAACGCCATACGGTTTCTGCGCTTCTTCATGGGCTCCCACTGCTTCACACGCAGGCTTTCGCACTCACCGTAGTAGTTCTTTCCGAAAATCTCTTTCTCGGTCGGCAGACGGAGCAGGTCACCGTTGTTAAACGTGGCCATCATAGCCTTGAGTTCTGCCGGGAAGAGATTCAGAATCTCACCATTCAGCTTTTTACGAAGGTCACTCTCTTCGTAACCTCCTTCATTGGTACTGGTGCTGTTCATCGGGTGCTCGCCAGGCAGGCAATCGGCCAGACAGAAAATCATGCCGTCCTCCTCTTGCTGCACTGCCATAGCCTGTACCTTTACACCATCTGCAAGTTTGACCTCGATGACGTCTCCGACCTTAAAAGTATCAACGTCAGACTCAATTATTCCTTTTACTTTCATTTGGTTTTCCTCCGTTTTAGATTGTGACGCACTCCCACCGCTCACGCAGTGGGTTTCCTTGGCGCGGGCTTTGTGAACGCAAAAAGGCGGACCTCCCAAAATCGGGAAGTCCGCCTTAAAGCGAAATTGTAAATTGTACGAACGCAGATAGCGCCTCAGTAGATGGTATCTATCGTACAGTTATTATTCTACTCTATTCGCATAAGCACGCAACGGTATTGCGATTATTTTCCGAACAGCGGGTTTTCCCAAAGAACCTTGCGCCCGCTCGATATGGAAACGATAACCTTGAAGGGAATACTGTGCCGGTGTCCACGACCGTACCATTGGCAATTTTCTTCCAGAAAATGTTCCACTTCTTCCTGATGACGAACCGGGGAAATCACGAAGGTGTCAAGACTTTTAGTCCGAATCGTATCGTAGGACTCAATACCGACAGCAGGATACACGACTTGCATAGACTTGCCACCAGTTTCAATGTTCAGGCGAACAGTTTTGCGGTCTTTGACAGCAGCCATCAGATTCTTGCAGATACTTTCCCAGCAAGAAGGGGCTGCGCTGAACGCATCCAGATATTGTCTGGTCTGAACCAGATATGCCACGAAAGGTTCAGCAAATTCCTTGGAAAACGATTTCCCGATTCCGGACCGTTCCAGAGCATTGGCAAATCGCTCTTCCCAGCCGGAAGGATTCGCAAGGTAGTCAACAATGACGGAATCGTCGAACTTTTCAAGGAGTTTCAGCATCAAGTCGAGCGATGTAGTGTCGTTGTTCCTGTCATACACATACTGCTTGACGGCGCTGTCGTATGTCAAGGATTGGAACTTTTTGTCGTTCATCACCTCGGCGGAGGGAGTGTAGGTCTTCTCGATGTATGCGAGGAACTTTTCTCTCATTTCAGCCGTGACCCAGTTGGAATCCGCGTGTTTGCAATCCTCAAAGAGCATCATGAGCGAAATAGACTTGCAGCAGGTTTCTTTGCGGTCAACGATGAACGCCATGAATTCAAGACCATTCTTAATACTGAAATGGTTCGCACCCATAGCCAGAGGGAAAGAGCCGAAATCCTGCTCGTACAGCGCTTCGACATAATGTTCTCCCTTAGCCAAAAGAACGCGCACAAAGCGGCGGAAAGCGGTGCCTTCGAAAGCGTTGGTAACAACACCCTCCAGAATGGTATCCGAGTCATTTGCGATATAGGAATCGAAGATTTCCTTTGTGATAGTTTTGCAGTACATATAAACCTCCTATGTTTTAGACATTTTTCTTCAGAACAACGTAATGGAAGCCGATAAGCTGCTTGGGCACATCGACGGAGGACTCGTCATCCGGGTCGAAATAACCCGTCTCGACTGAAAGCCCCATAGCTTCCATACCGCTTGCAACCACCTCAAGCTCCTGTTTGTTGTGGGAAACGATAGTGTTTTCCACGAACTCCACAGTGTTTTCAGATTTGGATGCAAGGAGCTTGCCGTAAACGATATAATCGAAATTTTGAAGAAAAATCCCGGAAGAAAGGTCACTGAGTTGCTTTTCGGTGATGGCTTTCTGACGATTCAGATAATCGTCATTCATGGATTTAACGCACGTTACATCTTCATCGACCCAAAGGATGCGTTTTGATTCATCCCTGTCAGCACGAACACCGTCAGCAATGATGGCAAGAGGCTGGTCAGTCTCCATTTCATCATCACCGCCGTAAAGATGACCCTTTACGATGTCGTTGGTATCGTTCGGCAGCTCGAGGCGGAACCAAGAACAGTGGCGATGGCTCTTAACGTTATCGGTCGTGAGCCAAATGCCGGGATAGGACGCTTTGGTTTCTTCACCAAGAGAAAATTCCGCATTGGCACTGTCTGCGCCAAGAACTGTTGATACGGTAAGAGAAATAGGCGGTTTCTCGTCTTTCGGCCAGAACACCTCGATAACTTTCTCGATAGGGACGACGACAGATACGGGTTTTTCGCTGAAATTAGAAGAAAGTTTCAGTTCCATGTTAATGTACTCCTTGTTATAATTGGTTGTTTTCAGATATCGACGTAATAGTATCCCGTCAGAGAATCAACCTCGCCACTGCGTTCGTCTTCCTTGGGGTCGAAATATCCGGTAACGGCATCAAAGCCCATGGAATCCAGCATATCCGCAATGCGGTTTACAGTAGCCTCATCCTTCGAGACAATCATGGATTGAATACGCTTTACATAGCCGTGCGTGGCTTCCTCCAGACGCGTTCCGAAATTGACGTAGCTGAACGGTTTGTCAAACTGTTTCTCAGTGGCGGCAAACAGCTTATACTTGTTTTCGCCCTCGGACTCTTCACAGAAATCCTGAACGCTGACGGTTCTTTTGTTCGCAAAAACGATTCGCGGAGAATCGTCATCAGCTGCCCGATAGCCGTCCACAATGCGAAACAGCCAATCATCGCTTTCCGTTTCGTTGTTACCGGAATACAAGTATCCGGTTACGAACGGATTCAGCGTGTTCGGAGCTTCAAGAGAACACCAGAGTGCCTCTGTGTCAAACTTTTCGTTTCGACTTTCAAGGTCAACACTCAGGTAGTTCTCCTCCTTCTCATCGCAAATCGTCATGGCGGCAAGGATGGTCTCATCTTTAACCTTGGCAGACATCTCGATGCGGTTGGGTTTGCTGTTTTCGTCAGACCAGTATTTCTGAATCAGGTTTTCGATGGGAATGACAACCTTTTCGCCATTATTGCCTTTTAAAGTGATTTCCATAATGATTTCTCCTTACTCTTCGATGTAGTCACAGATGTAGTTCAGCATACCGTTCTTTTCAAGGTCATCGCCGATAAAGCCACTGCAGGAATCAACGGTATTGCCGTCCTCATCCGTGATGCAGTATTGCCAGCAATTCCCTGCCAGATAGTCGCTGTATGCTTCGAGTTCACTGCGGATGCAGTCCTCGGCGCGGTGCATGGCTTCACAGCGGGATACGGGAGTATCGGAAATTCCCCGCTTCATGAAGTCGTTGATGTTCGCGGCCGCAAAACCGATGCAGGCAGAATCCCAAATGTCAGGGAACGGAACCGTGCGGAGCGTGATGTCGCTATGCTCACAGATATAAATGGGCAGAATGGCATACTCACCTGTTTTCGCAAGTGTCCGCTTTGTTTCGTTCAGGTAGTAGGCACTGTCGATGATATCGCCTATCTTGCGGCGAGGACTTTTGAGACAGTAAAAAGTGGCTGCATTGCAGTCATTTTCGCGTGGGTTTTCGATGTCCGTGTCACGGCTTATGTCGAGGCACAAGTCATCTTTGAGGGTGATTTCTCGGTAATCGTAAACGGTCATTTAGAATCTTCCTTTCTGATAAATGCAAAAAGGCGGGCCTCCCAAAAATTGGGAAGTCCGCCTTAAAGCAAAATTGTGAATTGTACGAACGCAAGACGCGCTGAAGTAGATGATATCTATCGTACAGTTACTATTCTATGCCATTCGCACAGCCTGGCAAGCAAAAGTGCCGCCCATCCGAGAATGAGCGGCGAAGAGCTATATTTTAGATATGGATGCTGGTTTATTCTGCAGTCTCAATACGCCTAAACTCTGTTTTCGGTTTGTTTGGATTGTTTTCGTACTCAGAAAGATATTTGGAAGCTAAAGTGTAAACGGCAGCATGCTGCTTGTATTCTTGTACAATATCTTCTGAAAGATACTTTTCACACCAGACGGATGGCTCAGAAAGAAATCCTGCAATCATTTGGATGTCAAGTATGTTTTGGCAACTCGCAATAAAACATTGCTCCATTTGGATGTCAAGGATGTTTTGGCAGCTTGCAATAAAACGTTGCTCCGGGTTTTCCAAGTCAGTGCTCATGATATGGGTCTGAAGTGCCAACGATTTGGCTTTGCCAATAAGCAATTCACTCGTAAAATCTTTGTCGCAGAGTTTTGTGATAATATATGCCATGGAAACCTTTGCAATTTCATGAATGAGTTTATTACAGTCAATTGAAGGAGAACCAAACAGGCTGCGAAAATCTGAGGACACAGAATACGTTTCCTTTTTGTCCACGATAAGCGCAAACAAACTCATGCTAGAGTGATTGAGTACTACCGTGTCACAACCAAGTAAGGTATGACGATAAATCGGAACAAAGTATATTGCATCTACGCGATGCTCTTTGTCTGCGATTGGCATTTTGGAAAAGTGATAGATAATATTATCGTTCTCGGAAATTTCTTCCAGAAAATAGCGGTTATTATCGGCAATGAAATTTTCAAACATTTCTTTTGCGATAGCCATAGTTACTCTCCTCTTATTTATAAAAATTTTCGATGATTTTGATTTTGTTTGCTTTACACAGTGGCATCCGGCTCATGGAGTTCATGACAACAAACTGGCAAGAGTCATTGTCATAAACAACGATGCCGGTATGAAGAGTGTCGTCACCTGCGTTCGTGAACGCAATAACATCGCCTTCATAGATTTCTGCCTTTGTGTCATCAGAATAGACACCGGAAAACTGACCAATGGTATCTTTGATTACCCGAAATTTCGCAATTTCAGGAGTCCATACTTGCGAATTTGACCACGAAAGCGAATTTTGCGTTCAACTTCTTGCACGATTAGTCCTCCTCGGTGGTAGGATAAAGCTCCTTGTCCAGCAAAATGTAGCCGATAGCCTGCAGCACGGTTTCCGCCTCATCAGGCTCGATGCCGTTGTCAATCAGGCACTGAGCGGCCTTTTTCAGCTTGGTTTCATCAATGTTTACTACGATATTCATACGAGTTCTCCTTTTTTGATTTTTTACTTGTTCAGGTTTTTATGCGTTAAGCCATTTTCGGAAAAGTTCCGCGTTAAACAAGGTATTGTAATGGTCATAAATTGCTCCTTTTCTGTTTTGTTTGCAAACAAAAAAGCAGGCCCACCAAAACGGTGAGTCTGCTTATTGTTCACAGGTTGTGAATAATACGTCCGAAAAACGCGGCAGTTAAATGGTATCTATCGTACAGTCTTTATTGTACACCATTCGCACGAATTGGCAAGATAGTCTGTCGGCTACCTTATTCCTTTTCTCATTCGCCTCGAACATCGGGTTTTCTTTTCTGAAAAGGCCGCCCACAAAAAATATGTTGTGGACGGCTTGGTTACTTATCAGTTTTCGAAATCCGGATTCCTCCAGACTGTTTTCTTTCCGTAATGGATATCCGAAATATACTTGAACGGAATCTTATGCTGGTTTTCAAGAGCGGCATCGTTTTCCTCTAAAAATTCCTCAATGCGTTCCTCTTCACTACGCGGAGCAATGTTCCATGTATCGAGATATCCATCATACATGGCATCCAGATTGAAAATTCTGTCGACGGGGTACTTGACAGAGTTAATTTTTCCGTTGACGTCCAAGTCAAGGTGGACGTTCTTATAGTTCTTGATGCTGTCTGTCAAGGATTTGAATTTCCCTTCAGGAGTATCGAGATTGCGGTACTTTTTCACGTACTCTTCCGTCAACTCCTCCGTCATGGCCAATGTAATCCAGAACTGGAGCCCTGGATACTTAAGGCTCGTTTTCTCGATTCTCTTCATCGTCCGTTCAGCCCAGCCGGTGGGATTAGCAAGATAATCTACTACCAATTCATCGGCATTTGTGGATGTCAGACCAAAACAAGGTCCTTTTCCAATCTCATCGACAATGCTGTCAATAGGGCTGCGATAATTCTTATGCCCATTTATTATGCGACAGAAAGCGTTCTGTCGTGCTATCTGGTCGTAATAACCGCCCTTGAGAATTTTCTTCTTGTCTTCTTCCGTCACACTCTCTCGGAACATATCGAACAGCTTCTGTGCCATTTCCTCTATGACAGAATCCGAGGTAAAAGAAGAACGGCAGAAAATCGTTTTGAAGTCCTGTGTTTCATTGACGGTTTTGGCATTGTCGACAACGAGGCAAAGGAAGCGTATCTCCTGGTTGAATGTTACGGGTTTATTTTCCCAGGTTCCATAAAACCGCTGCCCGTACAGAACATCTACCTTGTGCTCACCATAGGCGAGCGGAATGCGCATAAAACGGTAGTAGTACTCGGACAGCTCACCGGAATCAAGAATGATATTGCCTTCAAATGAAGGAGCGCCGAATTCGAGGAACGTTTTGAACCCCTCACGGTTGATATTGTTTGCCATGATATTTTTCCTCCCAAAATTACAAAATTAGTTTACCATAAAATACGCAAGCACAAGAAGTATGGCGAAAATTATGGCGGTGATTACAATCTGTTTTAGCATTTTCTTTTTCGATGGGTTGTCGCAGGAAATTATCGAAGCTGCGTCAGTCATTACAAGGATATAAAATCCGACGAATGCTGTGATTAGATTCATGCTGTACATCAGATGCGCACCTATGAAAAGGCTCGTGGTTATTGTTACAAGTTCGATGATAAGCTTGACTGTTTCCTTTGCCGAAAATTTTTCACGCAAAACAAGAATTACCGAAAAGACTATCATTATAGGATATAGTACAAGAAGCATGATGGACTCCTCTCTTGATTTTTGGGTTTTGGATTCTTTCAGAGAATCTTCTTTATAAATTTGACGTTTGTGGGATTATCGCTGTTGGCTCATGCACGGTGCAAAGGGTCAAATGGTACAGCTTCACTGTGTATCTGCTCTAGGCTCAGAAATTTTCCAGAATGTCTGGTTCCCATAATAGATTGCCTTGACACAACAAATGGGAATCCTGTCATTCGACAAACCATGTTTTGCAAGGAATTTCTCTACTTCTTTCCGCATACGCAGAGGATAAATATATTCCGTAGGCACGGAATCTTTCTCAACTGTCTGCGGACAGGCTATTTCAGCTGCCGGATACAGAACCTTCTTCATGTCGCCATCAATTTCGAGTTTCAAACGCACGGTTAGCGCGTCACCAAAAGCAGAGAACATTTTCTTGTAAGCGTTCTCTTTGCTTCCAGGTTCATTGTATTTGGCAATGTACCGCCGTGCCATGCGTTCAACACTTACGGCATCTCGGCCTACGCTTGCGCTGAATGCTGGATATTTGCCATCGACATAGAACTTGTCAATCGTATCGATAGCATAATCTGCCCAGTCTTCAGGAGATTCCAGATAATGAATGAAAAGGTCGAAGCTAGGTTGATTATCATATGCTCGCGGCAGAGGTGCCTGAGCAACTTCCGCCAGATACATCAGAGCGTTCTTATAGTTGCTATTCCCGCAGACAGCCCGCTGGAAAGCAATCTTTTGCGCGATGGCAATATAGTAAGGGTTGTGCGTTTCCACTTCCGTTTCAGGGTTCATTTCGCACAGCTTTTCGTACAACAACTCAGCCATTTTCAGATAAGTTTCCTTGTCTGCGCTCCCGGAATAACAATCCAGGAACAGGTTGGCGTAATTACACGAATAGAAGGCTACGTCACCCTCCTTAGAAACAAGGCCGAAGTAAATGAGCTCCTTCCGGTAATTTAGCAGTTCGTTGCGCCGGAACTTCTGCCCGTACAAAGCGCATACCTTTTCACTGATGGGTATTTTCACAAAATAATAATGCCCTTTGTTCTTTCCAGAGTCAGAAATGATGTCGCCATCAATAATCTGAACTTCGGTTTTGAGAAAGATACTGAAATTCTTTTTGGTAATCTTGCTGATAGTCATATGACATTTTCCTTTCTCGGTTTGCAAAACAAAAAAAGCAGACTCATCCATAAAGGACAAGTCTGCTCGATGCTTGCAGGTTGTGAATTGTACGGCAGCGAAAGTGCTGCACAAGTTGGTATCTATCGTACAATAACTATTCTATGCCATTCGCAAAGTATGGCAAGCAAAAAATGCCGCTCATCCGAAGATGAACGGCAAAAATGTTATTGGGCTTGATTCAGAAGTTGACTGAGCCAAGTTGGTCGATATGTTCCAATAGGAAGAAGCTGCCCGTTGCGATATTCTGCAACAAGTACAAATCCATTGTCATTATCGAAAAACTTAGCTTCATCGCAGTATGGCAAAATTTTGAGGACATCCTCAAAACGGTGAGAAAAACGGGCGTTGACATCCTTAGTGGGAATATCATGCCCCCCACGCTCTACACGGTTTCGAATTCGTCGAATACTTTCTTCGGCGGTATCAAGACCGACATAGTACAGACGAATATAATATCCAGCTTCTTTTGCACGTTTGCAAAGCCGCTTGGGATATCCACCGGAAAGCGTCGTCTCTTGTGTGAAATTCACACCGTCCATTAAGGCACGCTCGATACGCTCAACAGCGAGTTTGCCGCCTTCGTATTCGTCACCGCCACACTGAATGGTTAGTTTGTCGGGGTCAACCACAATGCCGAAATCGTTACGCTCAGAACGCAAAGAACCGGTTAAGCTGGATTTTCCTGCGCCATTCACGCCGCCAATCAGAGTGTAAATTTTCATGGTATCACCTCTTTACTATTATACCACATTTTGCGACAAGCGGCAATCGTTTTGCTTTTCAGGCAATAAGCCGTTAAAAGCATATTCTACAATTCCTTGCTTGTAGTAGTTTTCGTATTTTTTATAAAGGGTAAAGCCGTTTTTCTTTAGCAGAAATTCAAATTCGTTGATATGAATTGATGAAACGGTAATGAGTGGATTTGTACATTGTAATGCCTGATGTGCGATTTTTAGCAATTTTGTAGCAATCCCTTGGCATCGGTAATGTTCAGCTACTCTTAATGTACAAATCTTCTTTTCATCAGAATCTTTTAGTATTAGAACGGCAACTATTTTCCCATCGTCCAGAACAGTATAAATTATCCGATTTTCACTTGCCAATTCGGGAACGACTGTACTATAGTACCATTTACTAAAATTGCTATACTCATTATCCAAGTCGTGCAGAAATTCATATATAGCAGTGATGGTTTGGCTATCATCAGCTTTAACGCATACTTGTTTCATCGAGCAGTCTTCACATCCAACAAATGACCATCATCAGGCTTATTGAGCCAGTCACACCAGCTCATGTTGTTGGAAGGAAAGTCTTTTGCACCGCTGTGAACATCGTTCAGAAAGACGGCAAGATGAAACTTATCGAGTTTCCGAATCGCATCAAGGCGGGTTTCGGTCGCAGAATTCTCATCTGAAACGTCAGCCCCAACCTTTTTCCAAATTGCCCTTTCGGCTCCTTCAAAAGTTGAAAAGCGTTCGCGCTCCATCGAGAGTTCTTCTGTCTCAAACTGCGCCTCAGCAATCAATGCCCAGCGTTCGCTTTCACAGTTGGCAGAGTCCAGCAAACCGGAATATGCCTCCAGCAGCTGGTCGTAGTCATCCGGGTCAAGCTCGGTCGGGTCTACTTCACCGTGTACGACAAAATAGGTGCCATTTGGAGCTTCGAAAATGTCGTATAGTTCGTATCGGGTTCCGCCAACCTGACGTCGCCACTGGCATGTATCAGGGTCGGTGCAAACCCAAGTCTTGGCTTCCAGCTCTGCCTGTTTCAGGTCGTCCGCCAAATCAGAGAGAGCTGCGGAAACCTTTTTGTTTTTCTCCAGGGTCTCAGTAAGACTGATGGTGTTCCCTGCTGCCGCTGCAGCATTGTACATGAACATGGCAAAACGGTCGCTGCTGTACTTTTCAGCCATAGCCGATACTCCCTCAGGAAGATGATTTTGAAAAAGACGAAGGGTATCTTTCGGGACAGAATCGGCTGGGTACTCGAGGGTTACGCGTTCACCAAGGGCATCGTGTTTCAGCTCAAAATTGTGCTTTTTGCAGATTTCGTCATACTGAATGCAATACATAATTATTTCTCCTTTTATTGTTTGAAAGCAAAAAGCAGGCCCACCGAGATAGTGAGTCTGCTGATTGTCTTGCAGAATTGTAAATTGTACGCATTTCGGCCATAGGGCTGTTATCTATCGTACAATTTCAATTTTAGTGGAATCGCACGTTTGAGCAAGTCTGCTTGTCAGACTTTCTCAACCTCATCCGAACCATAAACAATGTTCAAATGCGAACCATTGTCCCAGTGCATCAGGAGACTGCCGGTATCATCGACACCAACAACCGTACCTTCTGTACCAAGAGGTGGTGCCTGGATGTCATCCATTTTGACAAGCCGAACCCGCGTTCCAGCGGGGTATTCTTTGCGGATGGCTTCGACAATTTTGATATTTGGAAACATAGTATTTCTCCTTTAGCTTATTGCATTTGTTTTTTGATGATACTCCAAATACGGTCTGCGATGTTTTCGGCGGTATCGAATCGAGTGACAGATTCACCTTTCCAGGTTCCGCCGTTGCCGTTGATACCGTTGCGGAGCTTAATGCAGCTGCCGAGATTGGCTTTCCACTCATGAAGATTCACCGAGTAGTCGTCAAGCAACACAAAAGAGTTGTCGATGCACGGTGTCTTCAAGCGGTTTGCTGCGGCTCTGGCCTTGCTGCTGCCGCACGCAACGAAGATGCGGTGTTCGGAATCAATTTCTGGAAGATAAGCGTCAAGCCAGGCATTCTTTTCAGAAACCGCATATTGGTTTTCCGGAATATAGGCGGAAAGTGCATACACATCAAGTTCTGGTTTTGTGTTGCAAAGAATCTTCACGGCGTCCAAAACCGTCTGATAGGGCGGCAAATCTCTGAAATACCCCGGCTGAAGCAGGTCCTCAAAGCAGGCCGCCTGCTTCCAGACGGCGAGAGTGCCATCCATATCGACGAATAAACGTGCCTTCATATCATTTGTAGGACTCATAATTTTCCTCCTTTTTAGATGTGCAAACAAAAAAAGACAGGCCCACCAAGACGGTGAGTCTGCCATTTATTTGCAGAATTGTGAATTGTACGACCAAGTAGGCATAGGCTGTTATCTATCGTACAAATACTATTTTATGCAGCTCGCACGTTCCTACAAGCGAGATATACAAGAAAAAGCCGCCTACCCGAAGGCAGGCGGCTTAATGTGATTAAGATTAGTTGTAGTCAGACTCTGTCATGACATGGGCGCGATAAGTAGTGCCAGTGGTTTCATCTTCCAGTTCCCAGCAACCAGTGAAAGCGTCACAGGGTTCGGTAAGAGCCACCTCTTCGCCCTCGCAGTCGTAGAGAATGGCTTCGGCGAAAGAATCGTCCTCCGTACCACAGCAGCGAATATCCAGGCTGAAACCGTCCGGAAACGTAGCCGTCTCACTCAACGATGCGCCCATCCCCTGCAGCTCTTTGCTGTGAAGATACTTTTCGATGGTTCTGGTACGTTTCTCGCTGATGTAAACGGTTTTTTCCAGAACGTGGGGTTCAGGAAGGACATTGACAATCACATGATATTCTGCACCCTTGTACGGCAGGACGTAGTGATTGCAGAATTTGTACATGCGGCCGGAATAAGCCAGGACTTCTTCAGAGGAATTCTTGTGAAGGACAGCCTCATTGTATACTTTGCCGTCATCATCACACTTCCAAGTGATAGTCATGTCGATGTCATCCGGGAAAAAGCCACTGACAGAAATGAAGCTGTTTTTGTCGAAGTTTGCACCATAGCGAAACCCGGCAATGATTCCGTCATATTCCTCCTTGTCAAGAGTCGAGCGCTGAACATACACTCGCTCAAAGCCCTTGCTCAGCTCATATGCGCGAGCCACATACAGGATAGTGTCCACCAAGCTTTCGATGCTTCCAGCGGTCATAGCATCTTGCGTCCGGCGAGCCCAGAGGTCTACGCCGTTTTCAATGATGCTGCACTCATAGACGTAATGGAGTTTTGGGAAGGTTGTGCCGATAAGCTGCATACGCAACACTGGCTTATCACCTTTAGGATAGATGTCGTCAATCGGAAAGTTCAGGGGTTCGAAACCTACATCGTCAGGAGCATCACCAGAACCGGTCCAACGGCAAGGATTCCGTTCTGCGATGAACTCGTGAGCCATCCGATTGGCAACGGGTTCCGGCAAGCCTTCCCATTCCTTGACATCGAGCTTCTTTTCCAGCGCCTCGATGCCCTTTGCGATGGATGTGAGGAAGTTATCGCCGAAATTTTCCTGGCTGTGATTCGATTCCTCGACAAGTTGGTCGAGCAGCCCGGCGTCGTACAGATACTTCTTGGCGAGCTCTGTAGAAATCTCCGCCGAGCCCAGAATGTTAATAGCGGTTTTGAGGTATTTCTTGACTGCCGTTTTGTCCTGCTCATGCTGGTAGAATGCGGCCAGCTGTTCCATCTCGTCAAGCGTTATGACAAGGTTATCGTGGGGTTGGTTGGTGGTTCCACCGAAAATGATAGAACCGTCTTTGTAGCCAATAAACATTTTTTTACACTCCTTTTTATAGTTGCGCAAACAAAAAAGGCAGGCCCACCAAGACGGTGAGTCTGCTCTTTGCTTGCAGAATTATGAATTGTACGAACGCAAAAAAAACGCGCCAAGTAGATGGTATCTATCGTACAACTTTCATTTTAGGCGAATCGCATATTTTGGCAATAAAAAAAGAGCCCCGCATTTCTGCAGGACTCTGGTGAAGCAAATCAAGTGTCGGCACAATTTGTTCTGACGGCTATCATTATTTTCTGTTTCCCTCAAAGTAAGGATTCTCCCAAAGAACTTTGCGCCCACTTTCAATGCGAGAGACAGTCTTCATGGGAATATCAGACCAGTATTTACTGTAGCCAGCGCAGTTCTCTGCAAGAAATTCTTTCACCTCATCGCTGAGCTTGCGCGGTGCAATAGCCCATGCAGAAATGACCTTATTCTTAATCATTTCAAAAGTAATCAGGTTGGAAACAGGATATTGCACCTGCATTTCTTTTCCATTGGCTTCAATAACGAGCCGAATGTTTTTTGCTTTTGCAGTCGCAGCAAACAAACTACGGCACTCACTTTCCCAACAATGTGGCTTGGACTGGAACTCCAGCATCCTTGATTGGGTAAGACGTTGGACGGCAACGAATTTTTTCCCGATGCTTTCGCTGAAAGGTGTGCCATCGCGAGAAGTGAGATTCTTATCGAGGACATTGACTACCCTTTCCGCCCATCCGGTAGGATTAGCAAAGAACTCGATGGTCGCGGTGTCATCAATGTGCTCAAGAAATTTACGAAGGCTTTCTTCAAATGCGGTGTCTTTCTTTTGCAGGACATACTGTTTGACAGCGTTTTCATAAGCCTCGTTCTGCAATTCGGGCGTGTTCAGATAGTCAGGGTCGAGAATTGTTTTCTGCTCCAGATAATCCCACAGCGTTTTCGTCATCTCACCCATTGCGGAATGGGGACCAGTGTAAGCAGAGGTGGCATCAAACAATCGCAGGAACTCATAGCTTTCAGCATAGGTCTTTTCGTGGTCCACAACATAAGCCATAAACTCAAGGTTATGCTGTTCATAAAAATGGTTTTTGCTCATGCTGGTGGGATAGTTACTGCACATTTGCCCAAATAATGCCTCGACACTATGCTCGCCATCGGAAAGGGGAACGCGGACAAAACGGTAGAAATTCGAGTTGTAGTGCTTATCCAGAACGTTACCGTCCAGAACGGAAATAGCAGGATTAGAAAGAAAAGAACGGAACGCTTTTTCATCAATAGTTTCGAGATACATAGTTTTACTCTCCTTATTTGTTATTTTTGGTTAGGTGGGGAAATTTATGGTATCAGTTCAAGCGTCGTACTCATCGAGTTGCTTTTCGGTGGCAGCGCCTTGGCGTTTCAGATAGTTGTCGGTTAGAGGTTCAACGTGAGTTAACGACCCATCCACCCAAAGCACGCGCTTCGACTGTTTGGCAGCTCCAAACAGAACCAGAAACCTGCACGACCGGTATTGCTGTTTTTGCTGGTGAGCCAGATACCGGGATAAGAATCCTTCGTTTCCTGGCCGAGCATGAAGTTAGCACTGATGCCGTCTGCGTCAAGCTCAGTGGAAACAGAGAGAGCAGAAGGTTTGGTGGCGTAAGGCCAGAAAGCTTCGATAACTTTTTCAATCGGAATAGTTATTGGCACGGATTTGCCATCAATTTGGCCTGTGATTGTCATTTTCATAAAAATACACTCCTTTTGTTGTTATAACGCAAAAAGGCGGACCTCCCGATGTGGGAAGTCCGCTCTTCATGCGAAATTGTGAATTGTACGAAAGGCAAAACGCCCTTTCGATTGCTGGTATCTATCGTACAATTTCTATGATATGCTGTTCGCAAGGCGCGTCAAGTTTCATTCGTAGCAATACCTATATAAAGATGGTAGGTGGCGTTTGCCGTCTGGCAAACCCAATGGCTGTAGAACGAGTTGCTCGGCTCAGACGTGACGATATCCTCATCCTCACGATAAATAGCCGCTTCGCACCAGGAAGGTCCATTGTGGCGTGGGATGCAGCGAACATCCATGTGCATACCATCGGCGAAGATAACGGATTCGAACTCAATCTCATCCTGCTCTTTGCCGTCATCGGTATACTGCTTGATTTCGTTCATTCGTTTCTGGCTGATGGTAAGGCACTTGACGAAAACCTTGCGGAAATTTGTGAGATTTTCGTATATCATGCACACTCGCATGATGGCGCTTGTCAAGGCATCGACAGAACCAGGGTCGTTGCAAATCGCAGTCTTGTCGAAACAGCCAATGCCGTGCCCTGTCCAGAATCCGCCTTCATACAGGTGAACAGAAGCCGCATAGCAAAAACAACCATCAGGTTTGCAAAGCTGAATTTCGAGTGTGCAGCCATCGTATGTTTCATCGATTTTGCGCTTGTACACATCGAAACTGATGTTGTCAGGCACTTCCCCACTGCCGTCCCAATGATAGGGATTGCAGCGAATAAGAAAAAGTTCTGCGATTCCTTTTGCATAAATTTACGTCATACCGACCTTTTGTTTGAACATAGGACTCATAATCCTTCTCCCTTCTCTTCGTTCAGCAATTCGCGTGCATGGTCAAGAACTTCCTTTGCAACAGGCTTACCGCCTTCATTCAGGGCAAGGAAAATTTCCAAGACTTCTGCGCGAGTTACGCTCTTGTCAATCTCAGCAACGCCAATGGAGGCATCCATAAACCAGTTCTTGTCCTGTGCGGAAAGGTCGTTGTAAAATACGCCTTTGTACGGGAATCGGTTCTCGTAAAAAGCAAGCAGGGTCAACATACGCTGCTTGCCATCAACGATTTCATAGTAGTTGCCATCGTTGCTTGTGCGAGTGAATGGCAGCTGCTTAAAGACGAAACGACCAATCTCGCGACCCATAAAGATGCTGTCCAACAGCTTTTCCCTGTCCTCATCACCCCAAACAGAACCACGCTGATAATCAGGGTTGAAATCAACGCCGAACAGGTATTGGAAGCTGAGCAGAGAGTACATGCTGCGGTTTGAGTAGTGCAGGCGGAACAGTGCAGAATTGCGCTTGGCAAAATGCGTGCTATTGCCATTATCCAGTGGGCGAACACTTGTCCAGGCCCAGCAGGAATAGTCGTCACAATTTGCACCACTGCGGATAAGGTACATGTGCCCGTCTTCCAGAATCTCATCAACAACACAGTTCAGAAGATGACCTACCTGTACCTTGTCGCCGACAGCAAATCGGTAGGAGGGTTCCCCTGCCTGCTTGGCGGTATGATAGGCCCTTTCGTAGGAATAGCCTTCGAGTGCTGCTTGCTTTTGGTTGATTTTTGTAATTTCTTTGATAGTACGCTTTTTAGCCATTGCGATTCTCCTTAACCAATCCGATGGACTCCGAACAAAACAGCAGGAAGAAGCTGTTCATACGGGGTGTATTGGGCAAAATCGTAGATTTGAGCCTCATCGCTGATGATGTATCCGCCAGGGCAGGATTCGCCATCTTCATTGGAACCGCCGTTGTCCTCAAGACCTCGGCTTTTGAGCTCATTGAGGTAATCCTCACGCATAGCATCGTATGCTTCTCCGGGAGTGGAATACTGCTTTGGATTTACCTTTGTGAAAAGATGGCCCTCGTCATCGGTAAAAGTTTTTGTGATGATAAACATAATTTACACTCCTTTTTTTGTAAGTACGCAAAAAGGCGGGCCTCCAGATATTGGAAGTCCGCCTTCAAGCGAAATGTGAATTGTACGAAAGGCAAAGCACCTTTTCAATTGCTGGTATCTATCGTACAATTCTAATTGTATGGGTCTCGCACGAATGTGCAATGGTCTTTAGCCAAGCATCGTCACGTCCCCATCGACATACCAGATGTACTGCTTCCAGTTAGAAGCGGTCGCACCATGGATGAGCTTCAGCGCAGAAGCTGGAGGCACGCGACTCGGCTCAAATGACATCTCGTAATGCTTTTCCAGGCCGTATTTCCGCAGAACGATACTCGGCATTACTCTGCCAAGCTCGTACCACTTGCGAGGCGGGATACGGCTGCAATGTTCGCGGTGAATTTCAGCGTATTCCTGCTGGAATTTGTGAATGGCCCGAAGCAGCTGACACATCGGGCAGGTATTAAGGATGCCAGGGTCCTTGTAGCGGTATACTACAAGACGATATTTATCGTGTTCCTTGGTGGTCAGAACGACACCAAAATAGTTTTTTGCCATGATATCCTCCTCGTTTTAGTAGTTAGTACCATACTCCAGGGCGTAATCCGGACGCTGATATTCGACGACCGGCTTTTCCCAAGAGCAGATGGGTTCAGTATTGGCGCTCGGAAAATGAGAGCTGATTCCGTTGGTGGCAAGCAAAGCTGCCGTGCAATCCGCAATCTGTGCAAGAAGCTCAGGATTCCATCCAAAGGTGTCATCTCCGGTCAGCTGCTTGCACAGGACTTGTGCCGCTCGAAGAATTTCAGTGTCTTTGGATTCCTGCTGAATAGGTTTCGGTGCAGCAATTGTGACATTTCGTGCAATGACGTTTTTGGGCAATGGCTCATCGACCCATTTTCCCTCGTAAATCTCACGGGTATAGAAACCGTCTTTGTCGAATTCGTCAAGGCGAACCCAATGGTCGGCTTCCCAGGTCCTTTGAGCGATTCCGTCTGGATTGATAGTAACCATCACACGTTCATCGTGTGCGTTGTTTCCCCAATGGGTTTCAGAGTCATTGCCAAACTCCTGAATGAGAAGTTTCCTTGCGAGTTCTCCATCGGTCAGTGCAGCCAATTCTTTGATTCGTTTTGTGTTCATATTTTTTCTCCTTTTTCTGTAAACAAAAAAGGCAGGCCCATCGTGGTGATGAGTCTGCCTAGTTGTATCAGTTTGTGAATTGTACGAGCGCTGAAATGCGCAGATGCTATCTATCGTACATTCACAATTTTACCGGCATCGCAAGCAGCGTCAAGCTGTAGCAGCGGCGTCAGCAGTTGCTTTTTGGGCTTCCGTGTATGCTTCGTAAGCCGCGTGATATTCACTCAGCTTAATCTGCGTAACGGTGTCTGGAACCTTGGTACTGCGAGTTGCATATTCGCAGGAATAATATCCGTAGATATTTCCCTGCTCATCATCCCACAGCTCCGTAGTGATGCGGCCAGAACCGTTGAAGTCGGCCCACCAGAACTGGTTGGCAAGGAATTTCTTGCCGTTCACGTTCTTACAGACCTCATCTTCCCACAGGCAGTTCATGGGCGAACGCTGTTTGAAGATGACAAAACCGTGAGAGTCACGGCGTTTCATGACCTGAGATTCGTATTTGGCGAACAGCTCTGGTGTCAATTCGACCGTCAACCGGTCATTCAAGACATACGAGAATTTCTCACCGGGAAAATATTTGTCGAAGAATTGCTTCGCAATTTCAACGAAGTGCGCTTTTTCCTCCTTTGTCGCGAAATAATTTTTGTAGAAAGTGGTGCCGGGATTTACCTTAAATGCCATTTCAACCATTGCTATTACTCCTTTTTCATCTGTACAGTCCAGCCGTTCACGTCGGAATAAACCGCATAGAGCAGTGTTGCGAAATTATAGCCTCCGTCATACAGCGTATAACGAAGGGAAATGTTCAGCGCAAGAGTGCGTTCCTTGACGGTGCCATCACAATCAAGATAGCTGAATATCTTTGTCGGATGGGAAAACCATGCTTCACGTTCTTCATTGAATTTATCTTCATCGTATTCCACGACTTGCTTGAAACACGAATCAAACGTGGCAAGCTTGACCGACGAAAATACATCAGCCATCATCCCGCACTTTTCAATCAATTCATCAGGCCATTCGACTTTGATGATTGCTGCACCATTGTGCAGCTCTTTCAGTTCTTTGCGGGGGCTCAGCGAGACGTTGTAGCGTTCACTGAGGAAGGTGAACAGCCAGGACCAGTCAATGACTTTCAGGAAGTTGGATACTTCCTTGGAATCCATGAAAATTTTGATTTCTTTCCGTGCCATAGTTTTATCTCCTTATTGTTATGCTGCACCATATTTGGCCCACGCCTCTTTAACACTCATTTGATAAACCGCCTTAAACTGTTCTTTGAAATACGCATTGAACAATTCCCGGTGGTGAGGGCTCATGATGACTTCAAGAGTAAAGTCGGGGTCATCAGTAGAACTGTTGCAGTAAGATACATAGGCATGAATGGTATCGTCCGGATGCCAGTCAATGTACATGTTAATCCAATCTGCATTTTCTTCTGAGTTCAAATCAAGGCCAAATGCTTTGTCTGCATCAAACCAGATAGGGACGTAGACGTTAATCCATCCGTCGTAGATGACTTCTTCATTGGCATCGAGCGCGAATCGCATCAGTTCAGCAAAGTCCTGTACGATAATAGTCTCCTTCGTGCAGAGACCATGAACCATTTCGTTGTGAGTCATAAAATATGCTCCTTGTTATTTTTTGAAGGTGTCAAAGAATCGAATCATCTCACGGTTCACACCGACTGCAGATTCAGTCTCAGGATAGAGCGCTGCAAAAGCATGGACCGTTTCTCTCTTGGAAACAAAACCGTAGTCGTGGTGAACGCGCTCGTTTTCGAGGCATTTCTTAAACCCAAAAGTCTGTTTCTTGAGAAAGTCCTTTTTCCCGGTGCAGATATAGCACGGGGGGATGAGTTTGGAATAGGTTTCAGGCTTGATGAACTCAGCATAACTGTGATTCTTCCAGCCCTTAGACATATAGTAGTTCTGAAGCAAACCTACCTGGCCCTTGTAGATGTAATACATACCGCTCTGCAGGCCCATCGCGTTGATGACGAGCTTCTTGGCTGCCTCGGGTACGTTCTCTTCCAGTTCGTCCTCTACCGGCTGCATCTTGACAGGATAGCGGAGAATAGAGCTTGCCATGCAGGCAAGGAATGCGCCAGCGCTGTCGGCTACTACAAAGACCTGATTCAAGTCACCACCGAAGTCTTCAGCGCGTTCAGCTACAGTAGCAAACGCATTGATGACATCGGTGATTTGACCGAAAACATTGGTTTCAGGAACCAGACGGTAATCCGGTACAAAGGTGAGATAGCCTTCCTTAGCGAGCCAGGTTGCCAGGTTTTGATTCTGTTCTTTCCGGCCAGCAATCAAGCCGCCACCATGGATATCGATGATAATCGGATGCTTTTCGGCATCGTTATCCGGGCGATAAACGTCCATGAAAAGATTCTGCTTGCCGCAAATACCAATCTCAGTGGCAGTTATGCCTTCATGAGGCATAACAGGCTGAGACTTGATGATTTCTTCTACATGGGTGCGTTCTTTCTTGGTGGCGGCATTGATGAAATTCATGATAAACACTTCCTTTCAAATTGATAAAAATAATAGCGGCCGCCAATCTATAAAAAAATGAGATTAGTGGCCGCTTGGTTGTTACTGAAATTCAAATGTGTATTGGGTTCCTCTTTCGGTTTTGACAAAAATTCTGCTTCCTGCAAAGCCAATGGCTTTTACCGTGCTGGTACGCAGAATGTCTTGCTGTTTTGGTGTCGTTGTTTTGAATACGAGAGGCTGTCCGCTTGACAACTCAAGAGTTCCGACCCGTCCAATGAGCGGAAGAACTCTTGCGTTGAGACTTGTGGTGCTGTGTAGCACACAACTGCTGTTAATCCGCATCATTGTCCTCCTGATATGAACTGGTCAGATATCCACATCCGGGTACTGATTCAACACATGATTGAACCTGTTATCCAGATGTTCATCGTTTTCGTCCCGCTCGGGATAATCAAACTTTCCTTCCTCTTCTGCTGCATCCCCCAAACGTTCAATGAGTGCAATGACGCTTTCGAGCCAGGCGGAAGCCTTGCCAAACGTGTCATCCTCTTTTCTCTTGGCATAGAGCATGTCAGAGACTTCTTCGAGAGCCATTTTCTGCTGGTACAAAGTATTCCAGTTGATGTGCTCTACAGCGGAACGCAGGGGAGTTAAGTGTTCTGTTTCTGTTACAGTGTTCGTTACGGTCATCCTTCATTTCTCCTTGTAGTGTTTAGTTACGATAAACGTCAGCAAAGCACCGCAAAATTCCAACAAAAAAAGCAGACCTCCAAACGGATAGTCTGCTTCTCAGAATTGTGAAATTATAGCGTATGTGTGCTGTTATCTATCATACAATTTTTATTGTATGCGTTTCGCACGAATACGCAATAACTATTTTTTAGAATTAAGAATCGGAATTTTCCGAACTGCCGCTGTTATCATCGGAACTGGACTCAGCGTTTTCGTCCGCCGTGGAATTGTCACCAGATTCAGCGTCGGTGTTTTCTTCCGCGCTTGTATCCTGTTCGACAGTCGAATCACTGTTGACTGATGCGTATGTACCAGTCAAGATGACGGGTGCTTCACCATAACCCAGATAACCGCTAATCAGGCTGCCGGAATTCTCAACCAGGTACTTGGTTTCCGTCATGTTCGGGAACAGATAGACATCTCGAATGGCAGTGCCTTTTACATCGGCGCTGTCAAAGGTATCATTGCATGCAGCGACAACACTATAGCCGTCATAGTTCCAAACCAAATAGAAGTTCTTGTCGCCAATTTCGACATCATAGTGCGCATCCCGGAAATCCTCGAAAGTACGGTACTGCTTGCTGGAATCGAAAGCGACAGAATCGTTGTTCGTCCAATAAAGCCCGGACGGATTGCCAAACAAGCCATACAGGAAGTTGAACTGCTCTTTCGGTTCTCCGTCAGTTGGATAGCCGTCGAATTTGTCCGGAGTGACAGACGAATAATAGAGGCCGTCAAGGAACGCATCGCCGATATTGATGCCATCATCATTGGCTGCACGACCGTCCAGCATCAAGGTCAGTGAACCGCCGTTATATCCAATCGGATAATAGTCGCAGCCATCTTCTTTGCTGGCAGTGTGAATTGAGAAATCGCTGATTTCCTTTTCCACGCCTTCGCCTGTAGATTCGGCATTGATTTCACCAATGACTGTATCGCCGTTTTCGAGTTCGTTCAGTTTCAGATATCCCTTTACAGGCAAATCTCGGACATCCTGTAATGCAACGTCCGTGATATCCAGCGTTTTGCCGGTATCAACACTTCGCAGCGAATAAAACTTGCCGCCGTCATCATAAGACAGAGGGCTCTGTCCCATCGGAATGCCGTCCGGCCAGGTAGTGTCGGGATTGTCCAGCGTGCCGGGCGTGAAATCCGGGAGATTCGACAACAAAGACCAGGCATTGATGGGTTCCGGGGTCGGTTCTGCTGTCGGTTCCGGCGTTGCTGTGACGGCAGCCTGTGCTGCTTCGGCACTTGCCGCTGCGGCCGCCTGGTCTTTCCGTTCCTGAACCACAGATGTGGCACAGCCAGAAAGCATCATAGTGAGCGCCATTGTTGCTGCGGTAACATTGATAATTTTTTTAGTCATGCGTCTTTGACCTCCTTGTGCTTGTGGTTTTGCCCTATACCAATGAGCGAGAGACCTACCACGCCGATAAACAAAGTGAGAAATCCGAGTCCAAAAGCAAAGGCAATATATTGAATTACGTCAATGAGTTTAATCCATTTTGCAACCGCAGCTGCTAAAAAAGCCAGCAGCCCAAAGCAGCCGGTCAGATAAATGAGCAAGCCAAACTGTGCAGTTCTGCTAAAAAAGGATTCAAGTGTTTTCATGATAAACTCCTTTCATACTTTTTATGGTATACGATTCGCAAGAGCCTGCAACAGGAAAATAAAAAAAGCTGCCCAACCGAAGCTGGACAGCCTATGTATGATTATGTATTATCGTCTGTTATCTCGTTCTTGTCTTCTGCGCTCACGTTCCTCGTATTCTTTTTTCTGATACTTGAGTCGTTCATTCAGCAGAAACGAATTTTCATCGCGGGTCATTTGTAATTTTACCTGGTATACGAAAGCGGAACCAATGAGTGCCAGAATACCGATGGTAACAATACTTGTTAAAAGTTCAAAAAGAACGTTCACAACAACAGGGAAAATACAGCCGATGGCTTTGAAGACTAGAAGAATGAGCCCGCCGAAGATAACGACTTTTGCAATTGTCTGAACAACAGGCGGGAAATCGCGCAGGACATTAGAAATGGTATCGTTAATTTTGGTGATGATATTAGTGTTTTGCCACCGTTGTTATTATTTTCTGCCATGTTGGTCCCTCCCTTTTTGCGTTATTATAGCATATATCGGTACAAAACGCTACACCCCACATGAGGAATCTCGATGTTTAAGCAATAGCTCAACAAAAAAATGCCGCCACCCTTTCGGATGACGGCAAGTGCCTTTATTTCTTGATGGGGATATTCTGGTCGAGAACCACATCAAAGCTGTAGTGCGGCATCTTGGATACATCACCACCAGCAGCTTCAAGGGTCATGTAGAAGTCCTCGTCGTTCATTGCCTGTACGAGAGTATTCATCTCATCGCAGGTATGCTTCAACATCGGACCACGCTTATTGCAGTACATCACAGCCGAAATGGGCTGAATGCCCTGCGCAACCATGCCATCCCAATGAGTCCGCAGCTCGGTTACGGACTTCAAAGTAGCAACGCCGCTCATAAAGTCGTAAATCCGGCAGTGGGACTCATCGATGTGTTCCAGAACGTCGATACGAGTCCGGTTTGCGTACAGGGGAAACTGGAGTTCAACTTCATTCCCAGTGTCAGCAACCAGACGATTGGCAAATTCCTGCGCATACTTTTCGAGGGTAAATGGCTCACTATCGAAAGGCTTTACGTTTTCGGCAATGGCGTCGAAAATCGTACGCCATCCCTTGTCGCTCAAGTCGATATTGGACTTGTTGGCAAGGGTGTTCAGGAATCCGCGCGGCAGGCCAGTGATATCGACAGCCACAACGCCGGTAAAGGCGTTAAAGGACGGGTGACGAGCCCTATCCCAGATGGTATCGAACTGAGCCGTAGAAATAACGCGGTCACCGAGCTGAATATCCAAGCCCTGAGTGGGCATGTTGCACTGGTAGAAACGCTTCAAATCGTAACCGCCAGTAACCATACCCCGAGTTGCTTCGCTGTCAAGCAGGCCACATTCGACCTTGACAGGGATTTCATATCCATCGTACTCCACAACGAAACGCTTATCCTGCCGCTTCTCCTTGTACGGCTGGAAAATAGGCTTGACGAGCACATCGCGGGTTTTGCCGTCAAACATACGATAATCGGGAATCAGGATACGGGCGGGAGCGACGCCGGTGGCATCAGGTGCCAGGTAGTTGCGGTACATGACACCAAAGTGCTCAGCCAGGCAGGTACGCAGTACATTCAGGCTGGTGACCCTGCTCTCAGCGCAGCTGCCGTTCTTGGTCAGCATGGTGCTGGCGGTGGCCTTGTCCATCTCCACATAAATGATGGTGGACGGTGCGCCAAGAGCCTTGAACTGCTCACGCATAACGATATCTTCCATAGGAATTTCTTCCTGCTCAGACATCGTCATGGTCGTGGCGAATGGGCCGTCAACGCGATGATAGGTGCTCTCGCCAGGCTCCTTGGAAGCGATGAACCAGGGATACTTGTTGCGGGTAGCAACAAGGATGAAGTTGTTCAAGCCAACGCCGTGGATGCACAGCGGGCCTTCATTGGTATGGTCGTTACCGAACTGCAGGCATTCCGGCAGCTTCTCCTTGGACATTCCTTTACCCCAGTCGGCAATAACCATACCAATTAGGTTTTTGTCATGTCCTTTAACGACAGCGACCAGCATGCTGATGAGGCCGATAGCGTTGGAAAAGCCGTTGTCAATCGTTTCATCTGCAGCAGCGCACATGGGTAAGTTCTGGCGAGATACTGCATCAAAGTACTTATCAGTGAGGCCAACATTGAACTTAACGTTATTATTCTTTTTAGCCATAATATAACCCCTTAACGTGGGGCTGCCGTGCTGCTCTCGAATTTATCTCCACAGCAATGTGAGCCCCATATATCGGGGATGTTATTATTCTTTTTTGTTGTTTGTTTTGCAGGAGCCACTGGCGATATCAGAAATCGCTTCTTTGACAGCTCCGAAAACGTCAGCTGATTTCAGAAAGTCTTCGGCCAATCCTTTGATGTGGCTGTAATTTTTGAAGACTTTCTTGACAAGAAATGCGCCAGCGATTGATACTACTGTCAAAAGCAGCAGAAATTTCGCGGCATCGGTCAGTTTCACTTGCTCCAGCAGGAGCGCGAGTATCACACCATCTTTGCTTAGCTAGGTCTTCAATAGACCGTGAACGAATGAGCCATAGTCAGCTGTATATTGTTTGGCTTTGGCTTCGTGGTTGCTAATGATGGTGTCTACTCGCTAAATTATGTTTCGAATCATGGTAATGTCCTCCTTGAAGGTTTGTAATTGTTATACGGTATATATAAATACGCTCTTAACGCGGCGTTCGCGTGCAGGAACATCTATGTAATCAGCCATTGCTTCGGCTGTCAGAAGTCCACATTCCGTGGGATGAATCTATATAAAACGCAGAAAATCTGCGGGAATCCTCAAAAAAAGAAGAAGGACAGAAACCCAATATGGGCATCTGTCCTTCTTCCAGGAGGAATATGAACTATGGCAAATCAATGATATCTCTGTTACATTATCTATTCTATGGGTATCGCACGTGCCGTCAACCCAAAATACCAAGTTTTTACGAAAATAATATATACGGCACATCGTACAATTTAGAAGACCGGATATTTAGTTTCCTGAAATGGTGCAGGCAAAAGACACCGTGCCGCTCCAATCACCGGAAGTAAGATTAGCTTTTACCGTATAGTTTGAGGTGATACTAGCCAAGGCATCGTCACGTTTCCACGTTGTTTTGGGTGTTTCCACTATTATCGGGACATCGCAAAAAATGTCAAAAAGAAAAAGCCGTCCACCAAACGGTGAACGGCTTTCGTGACAATTTATACTGCGGCGAGAACTTCTTTCAAAGTCATTTTGTCAATGCCTGCAAATTCTACAGCGGCAGTAGCCCAAAAGAAATCGCTGGCGCGGCATTCGTCGTATATCGGGTCAAATTCGTTACATTCGGTTTTGATGTCGAAAAATTCTTCACGGGAGAATCGTTCACACGGAATCCCTGCATTCCTCTGTACGAAATCTTTAATTCCATCGGTCATAATGGAGCAGCCAATCTCAAGGGTGTCGTCCGAAAGGCTATCCCCATATGTGTTATATGATAGACCATAGTGAGATACATAGGTTGCGCGGCTTGCACCAGTATATTCGCTCTCGAGAAATTCACTAACAGTCTGCTCCAAAGATACCTTTCCATCTTCGTACAATTCACCAGAATAATCATACGGGCAATCATTGCTGCGCCATTCATAATGAGTGGGAATGGGGTTCAGCACTGCTGCCAAACTCTCCAAAAGCTGCTCTCTAATTACATCCTTCTGAGCAAGAAAAAGCGAATTCACATATTCTGCGATTTCATCTTCATTCTGCTTGATATAGTCGATACATTGTTGCATGCTTTCAGTAACAGGAGCTTCATGTGATTTCATTATTGATACCTTCTTTCTATTATTTTAGTGTACGCGATTCGCACATATTAGCAAAAGCCGCCCACCCGGTAAAGGGCAAGCGGCAAGAGGTTAAGATTTGATGTAAAGCGACGTACCCTTGAACGGATTCAAGAGACCGGGCTTGTACTTGGTGCGGACGTATTCTGCAATTTCAGCATCCGGCATGGCGCTCAAGACATCAAGCCAACATTCAGCATTGATTGCCATGAGGCCACCCATGCCAAGAGCATTTTCACAGCGTTTAATGTCAGAGGCAAATGCGTCGTGAAAGTCACAGGACTCCGCAGCTTTTACGATGCGGTCGAAGTCATACATACCACAAGACCTCCTTACTGGCACATGGCCTTGAGGTCGTCCTCACTCAGAACGGGCACGCCCAGCGAATTTGCCTTATCCAGCTTGGAACCGGCAGCTTCACCGGCAACGAGATAGCTCGTCTTCTTGGAGACACTTCCGGAGACTTTGCCGCCATGCGCTTCGATATAAGTCTTGGCTTCATCGCGGCTCATGGAAGGCAGTGTACCGGTAATAACGAATGTCTTGCCAGCGAGCGGTGCAGACTCATCATTGGCACCTACCGGAGTATGGTAGTCAAGATTGACACCGGCATCATGCAAGGTATTGACTTCCTGCTTGAACTCAGCGCTGGAAAGCATCGCATCGAGCGCAGCATAGATAGCGTCAGAGAAACCGGGAATGTTGCACTCCTTGATGGTATCTACATTGAGCGTGGACAGTGTCAGAAGGTTGCCGTTCGTAGCCTTGCATTGAGTAAATAGCGCACGAGCAACATGACCGCCGATGAGACGGTAGCCAAGGCCCTTGAGGACGCGGTCGGCATTCTGCTCCTTGGACTTTTCGATGGCAGCAAGAACCTTCTTGGCAATCTTCGCGCCATACATGTTGGTCAGTTCACCTTCCTCCTCATAGAGCCAGTACAGGTCAACGGGGTTCTCAATGAACCGGCTGTCAACCAAGTCCTGAATCATCTGAGGGCCAAGTCCCTTGATGTCCATGCAGGGCTTCGAGGCAAAGTGGATAACGCGATTCACAGTCTTTGCCGGGCAAGCGTCATTGGTGCAGTAGAGGTCCACAGAACCGTTGACCGGTGCGATAGGCGCACCGCAAACGGGGCAGACCTGCTTCGCCATGTCATAAGGTACAGCGTCTGCAGGACGCTTTTCCAACTCCACCATCGTGATTTTCGGGATGATGTCACCGGATTTGTGCAGGACAATCGTGTCACCGATACGGATATCCAAATTCTTGATGAAGTTGGCGTTGTTGAGCGTTGCACGCTCCACACGAGTACCAGCAAGCTGGATAGGGTCAAAGACAGCAACAGGAGTGACGCGGCCGGTACGACCCGTCTGCAGCTGGATGTTGCGCAAGACAGTTCCCTTTTCCTCTGCGGGATACTTGTATGCAATAGCCCATTTCGGGGTTTTGGTGCGCTCGCCCATCTTCTGGCGAATGCTCAGTTCATCGACTTTGATGACTGCGCCGTCAATCGGGTAATCGATATCATAGCGTTTTTCCTCAATGTCGCGAATGGCTGCCAAGATGCTATCAATGTCATTGCAATGAGCGTAATAGGTGGTCTTAAAACCGCAGATGTCACGCAGATAGTTCAGCTGGTCACAATGATACGGGCTGAACTGTGCTGCATCACCATTGTTGACGCTCTGAACATTGAAAACGAACACCTGCAGATTGCGTTCCCGTGCAATAGACGGGTCAGCCTGACGCAGAGAGCCAGCAGCGCAGTTGCGGGGATTCGCAAAGAGCTTCTTCCCTGCTTCCGCCTGCTTTGCATTGGCTGCTTCAAAGTCCTTTTCCGACATATAGCACTCGCCACGGAGTTCGATTTTGCCGATACCCTTGGGCAGCTCGATGCTGCGAGGCAGGCAAGTGAGGGCTGCGACATTGGCGGTCACATCCTCACCGACATGGCCGTCACCGCGCGTCGAAGCCTGGGTCAGATAGGCAAGACCATCGTCAGAACGTTCGTAGACAAGAGACAAGCTCAGACCGTCGATTTTGCGCTCCACAGAGAAGGTCACATCGGAGTATTCAGCTTTCACCGAATCCACAAAGCTGCGGACCTCATCATCGGAAAACACATCAAGCAGAGAAAGCATCGGTACACGGTGTTCAACCGGAATACCGAGAACACGCTTGCCGCCAACAACCTGCGTAGGACTGTCAGCGGTCACGAACTCAGGATGTGCCGCTTCGATATCACGAATCTCGTGCATCACGGAATCGTATTCCTCATCCGTTACAACCGGAGCATCCTGCTCATAGTAGGCGGCACTCCATTCTTTGGCTTTGGTGCAGAGATTATTATAATGTTCCTTGATGGAAGAAATAGACATGTTGTTAGACATAACATTTTACCTCACATATGTATTGTTTTGTTTTTGTGAACCTCCCCACCTAAGCCTTACGGCTATAGACGGGGCGTGCGCTCTTCATAGTTCATCAAAGGGTAATGGTTTGAGATTCCGTTGTGGCCTGGCTGGCATCTTCAATACCATCCACGAAAACTGTTGTTCTGATAAGGATACGGAAAGGAACGCCCTTTTGCCAGGTGGTGTTTGCACGGAGTTCATCCACCAGGCCAATCAGTGCCTGCATCTTGAGCATTTCGATGGTATAGCGAGTCGGAATCATGGTTCGGGTCGTCTCGAGATAAAAATGCCGATTTTTCTCATTGTATCCGAGAGAATCGTTCGTAACATCCATTTTTGCAACAACGGTGTAATCGCTCTGCGGGACATCGTTGAACGGCGTGAGAGAATCATTGAGAATCTGCATGCGAGCGTCGAACTCTTTGATGATGCGAGCCTTCTCTTTCTCATAAATCTCGTCTGCCTGTCGAACCTGCTCCCGATAGCACTTCACGCACTCTTCTTTCGTGTAGAAGATGTTGACGGAAGTGCCGGAGCAGCAGCGATACCCGGTGTTGTCCAATGGGGCAATGACGGTTGAAGAAATCTTACCCCGATTTACCGGCCGAAAATAGACCGGAGAATAATAGATGGTTTTGCTCGTTTCTTTTGCGTCCGTTACAACAACCGGGGTAGGTTTGATGTTACGAATCGGCTTTTTGGTCGGGTCCGCATTTGCGCGATAATCGCAAATCCAGACCATTTTGCCGAGGACGCTTTCAAGGTTCTCAACATAATCGTACATGCCGAGGTCATTGGTCTGGCGCGTAGGATTCTTTTCTCCAGAGCCCTTAATCATCAGCTTGACGGCATTTTTAGCGAGGTATTCATTCAGCTTCATGGTATTTTCCTTTCTTTCAACGAGCGTTTGTGAGTACGGCAACAACCAGCTCCTCGTAGTCTTCGATGGCACAGTAGATGTCAGCGAAACCATAGGCGTGGCCACGGTCGTAGGCTTTTTGCCAAAGAACAGTTGCAGCCTTTTTGGAAATGCTGCGTTTCGTTTCGGCTTTGATGTCTTCCTGAATTTGAAGTTCGATAGCTTCCGAGATGTGTTCGATTTCTGCATTCTGCGCCTTCTTCAGCCGAGAGCATTCCGCATCCCAGGCTTTCTGTCGGCGAACGACCTCTTCCCTGTTCCAGCGCACCGATTTCTCTTCGTCGATGATTTCACCGTCTTTCGGGCGTTTAGAGTTGGGCCTTGTTGGTCTTTTCCAAGCAGTTTCGAGTCGGTTGCCAAGATTTGTCCATACGTTATCCATAGTTAAACTCCTTTTTTGTACGCAAAAAGGCGAACCTCCCGGTGTGGGAAGTCCGCCTAAAAGCGAAGTGTGAATTGTACGAGCACACAGTGTGCTTAGTAGATGGTATCTATCGTACAAGCTAAATTATACGGGTTTCGCACGAAAGCGCAAGATTATTCATCCATTGCTACAGTCACCAAACAGCAAATTATATGCTTTTTCGATTTCAGAATCAGACATGGCCTTCCCTTTTTCTTCAATGCTGTGCAGAATTAGAGTCTTGTCGCTCTCCGCATCCGGCACGAAGCCAAGAATCACATCCAGTTTGTTGCGATTTTCGTCCTGCGCAAGATACTCTTTGATTTCGGACCACTGCGCATCACGCTGGTTCAGAGCGTCAACGTTCTGGACACAGAACGGGTACTCACTTTGCGGCATAGCACCGGAAAGGTATTTGGTATCGTCGCAATACATCTTGATAAGCCGGACAATGTAGTTCCTTTCTGCTTTGGTTCTTGCAGTCAGAATGTTGCTTGCGCTCTGGTACTTGTAGTTATCCCCAACAGCTTCCAACGACTCTGCAATCTGTCGAAAACTCAGCATTTCGTTTGTGGCCTTGTCATGCTGCGACACGGTGGAAGCATAGTATCCTTGTTCCGTTTCGTTTGCTTCTACCACGGCAGCGAGATTCGAGTCAATATGGATGAGCCGTTCACTGTTATCCCCTTGCGCACGAATTGTGTTGTTCACTTTAGCAATCCAACTGTCAGTTTCCGTAGCATCATCGCCCGCATAGAGGTAGGTTACAATATCCGGGTTAGTAGGGTTCGGAAGCTCCGCACAAGCCAAGGTCAGATTTCGCCCGTATTCTTTTGCCTGAAGGTACATATTCGGATAATCGTCTTGTATTGTCTGAGCGATTGCCTCAACCTCGGCCTCGTCTTTTTCAATGACAAGGCCGACAGTGGCTACCTGCTCTTCAATGTTGAGCTGCTTCAAAATATCCTCAAGGTCGAATACAATAGCTTCTTTGTTGTTTGTATAGAATCGGATTTTCATAGATTTTCCTCCTGGCAACAATAAAAAAGGCAGGCCCTCGGTTGGAAGGTCTGCCAAAAAACAGTTTGAGAATTGCAAAAAGGTCATTGTGCGGCTTTGATTGCTGCGTTAATCACCGTATATGCAATATCCAGAAGCCGAAACGCAAGAACTCCAAAAGATAATGCTACCAGCAAAAAGCAAAACACAAATTTTTGTTTGTTCTCACCCTGGAAATAGTACATTCCAAAGCAGGACGCGATGAGAACGCAGAGAAACACAACGACCCAGATAATATCAGCCATTGTCCTGATTTTGATTCTGCTGAGTCGGCGGGGTCTTGACTTCAGCAGGAGCATTCGGAGTCTGATACTGAACATTCTGGCTCGGCTCCTTGGGAGTTTCAGGGGCCTGGTACTGAACAGTACTGGGGTTGTTCTGCTGTTCAGCCTTCTTTTCCTCATACTTGGTCTTGAGCTGAGAATAAGAATAGCCATCCTGCGGGATACCGTGGTACTGATAATGACCAAAAGCCAAAATCATGTTGAACACCGGATTCAGAAGGCAAAGACCAATCGCGAAACCAATACCTTCACCGAACGCAACAGCTTTCTTGTAATTGGTGATAGCACCGATGATGAGAGCAATAACCAGGAACAGATTGCCGAGCAGCGGGATGCCAGACAAAAGGCTCAGCACGACCGGAATCAGAAACAACCAGCCGTTCCCCCAGTAAATGTTGAATTCGATGTAGTTGCTGTAGAACGGGACGATGGATGCCCAGCCAGGCTGCCCGGCCTTCTCAAAAATTTTCCAATTGGCGACGATTTTGAGCACAAAATACGCTACCACCAGAAGAATCACCGTATAGAGCATACCGCCCAAAAGATTCAATGCGCTGTAAGAATTGTACATTTTATATTCTCCTCTTCCGGCATATGAAGCCGGTTTATTCCTTCGTTTCGTTTTTTAGCTGCCGCTGCCGTTCTGCAAGTTCTTTGCCGCGTCTGACCAGTTCCGCATATTGCTCTTCGGTCAGCTTGCGAGGCGGCTTGATTTTGACCCATTTCTTGGGCATATCTGCCTCCATACACCAGTCCTCATCCCGCGTGATTTTAACAGCATCAGGGTACTCTTTGGCAAGCTCTTTTAGCTGTTCCATACGAGCTTTGTTGCAGGTGTAGTAGGATGCTTTCTTCTCCGCATCATTGAATGTGATGATGGTTTCGCGTTCCCAGGGTCCATCAGATGCCTGCGTGGCCACTTTTTTATCGGGCATGATTTTTTCTCACCTCAATCGAATAAAATTGCCGACATAGCAGGGCCTTCGAAGATATACCCGCTCGCCTCGGCCCATTTCGGCGTCATGAGCTTGCCATTTGCTTTCACAAGCACCATCTTCCGAGCAGAGGTATTCAGGAATTCCGCCGGAGCCCAGTTATTTCGCACAACGACGATAGCATTGTCGTCCGCGTTCTCAAGCATATGCTTCAGCTCTTTTACCGTCACCGTGTCACCTCCCGTTCAACACATCATCCAGTGCCTGCAAGAAAACTCTGGATTCCTCATTGATTCCGCCGCGACACAGAACTTTCGCAATATCATCAAATCCTACCAAGTACATATTTTCTTCACCCATGTACCCTTGCGGCCAGGGAACCGCATAGTAGTTGTGCGGAACAGAACTTGTGTCATAGCCGACCACAATATATTTCTGGTCTGCAACATTTTTCACCGTCAGGATAGTCCCAAGCGGTAACGCGTCTTTCATGGAATGAGTAGTTGCAGGCATGATTCTCTGAATTTTCAAAACAGCACCTCCCTAATTTTCATTTTATGAGACTCGCACATTTGCGCAAGGAAACTGAAAACAAAAAAGGCGGCCGCTCCAAAAGGAGCGACCGCAAAGATACGAGTCAGATATTATTCATTGAGCTGGGCAAGGATACCCGTGACTTCAGTCATGGGAGGAATTGCCCCTTCACCTTCTTTCTGTAATATAATTTGTTGCGACTTCTAGTAGCCGCAATTTTTTGTAGGACGCGCTATTAGAAACAACAGTACCGTCCAATTTTTTAAGAGCGAAGTATCCAGAAGTTCGTCTGCCTGTGATAACGCATTCTGAGCCATTATAGGATACTTTGTCCCAAAGGCGGTAACCTTTTACGGTGTACGGAGCTTGATTAGCCTTGCGTATACCACCTTTAAGGATAGTCGCTTTGTGCAGCTGTCTGTTATGGTGGCGTATAGCCTTCGTGTAGTAGCAAGTATCGCAAGGTATGGCCAATGGGTTCTTGCTAATGCAGCGTGCATCATTGGTGTGGCTTTTAGGAATACTATGCTTCTCACGCAAGTACTTGGTTATATAGCCATAAGTCTCTTGTACAGGAATCTTCAGCTCTTTAAGCAAGCGTTCCATAAGTGTCTTACGCATAATCCCCATAAAAGCTGCATCTTTGAGAGGCTTGCCACGCTTTTTGCCGTTAAGTGTTACTTTTCCAGCGTGTAGAGCTTTATGACAAGCTGTGCAAAGCGTAATCAGGTTATTGGGAGCATTACCACCTGTTCTACGGGTCTCGATATGATGCACATGCAGCTTTACAGCTTTTGTTTTTGTTGGATGCGCACCGCAGCACTGGCATGTATAATTGTCACGCTTTAACACATACTGGCGTACATTGTACTCATCGTACATCTCACCAAGCTGGTAATCTGTGCCTACCGGCAGAGGTTTACCTTCCAGCATTGCTTTTAGACGTTGTGTGTCAAACTCTGCTGTTTCTACTCTGACGAGCGTAACAGGCAAGATACGACATACTCGCTTGATAAGCGTAATGTGTTCTTGAATCTTGACCTCCACAGATGGCGCTAACCAACCCTTATGTTTGCTATGCACTCTGTTGTCGAAACGCGGCGCACGGTAACGGGTCTTGCGGTTACGTCTGCTGCGTCTGAAAGCACGGCGTGCAGAAAGCAAATCAACCACATCATTGCGTGGAGTTGCCTCTTCGCGATAGAGTTCGTACTTTTCAGTGGCAGCAGATATGCCAATATGCTTGCTACCTGCATCTACGCCCAAAGTAATAGGTTGTTTGTATCCTGTACTTCCATACAGGAGCTTGATTGTAAACGGTGTGCGTTTTACAACACATGCTTTCTTCTGCTTTAACAATAAGCGAGCCTTGCGTGGGGAACACGGCATCAAAGGCTCGCCGTGTTTGTTAAGCACATACACATATTGCATGACACCATGCTCCTTTCTATTTGTGTGACAGCTAATGATAAGCTATCCTCTCCTCCGAAGAGGAGTTACTTCCGAAGAAGCTAATCCTTCCCCAAAGTTATAAGCGGTTTAATGCAGCCACACCTGTTGTCTTTACCTCAGATTTCTTTGATGTGTTGCCTTAGAGCGTGCAGTTAGGATTGACGCCACACGGTAACTATCTATTCGCTTATAACGAGGCGCAACTTAATGCGCATAGGGTAGTCAACACACCCTTTCGGGCACAGCTGAAATCACAGACTCGTGTTTCCACAAGCCCGCGACTTCAGTCGTGGGTTATTGACTTCAATTTCAGACTCATAGCAGCCGGACTCCTCAAGTATGAACTTGATATCGTCGGTTGGGTTGATTTGTATTGTTGCTTCGTACTCATTTATTTTGATTATTTCCTTTCTTTTATACGCAAAAAGGCGAACCACCCAAATGGGAAGTTCGCCTAAAGCGCATTGTTAAGTGTGCGAAGGGCAGGGTGCCTTTTCAATAACTGTTATCTATCGTACATTTTTGATTATAGGCCGTTCGCATAAATCCGCAACAAAAAACCGCCACCCAAATGGGCAGCGGTAATGAAAAATTAAATTTCAGCGCAGAACATCGCGAGTTTCTGCCACAGCAAATAGGTGCTGTATCTCATGCGTACCTTTTCAGGAACACCAGTAACCAAACACCATTTGTGAGCAGTGGCTTTGATGCGGGGAATCTGCCTCTGTTCGACTTCGGTAAACGTCTTGCTGTATAGTCTGCGACGGCGTCCGGAATTCCAAAAGGCTCCTTCCATCGTTTCGCAAATCAGAGCGTACGCCAAATAGCTTTGGGCTTCTTCGTGAGTCAATGTAGCCATCGTTTTCATGGCTGTCACCCTGCCTTTCTCTCATTGCGAGCCATGTGCAATGCATAATCAAGAGCATCGGGGTCATCGGCCAAGAATTTGGCTTCCCGAATCGTACCAAACTTCGGGTGCTTCACGATTGGATATTTATCAAAGACTTCCCGTTCCTGAATGAGCGTGCCATTCTTGTATATTACCTCAACGTTATGGGACGGAACCGCGTAATGACGGATGCGGTCACATTCGCCCTTATAGTTGATAGGAGTGATACAGCCGATAGGCTTTCTCTCTTCCATCCCTGTAACGGTGACTAGAAAAGCCTTAATGGTTCGAGCTTCATCTTCCGTATTTTCATCGTAGTACTTGAATGTATTGAACATCGAAGTACCTACTTTGTAAGCATCTTCTTCGAGACAAAGATACGTTCCGTTGTAACGGCAGAACCAGAGCATTGGCACCGCTTTTCCAGTTTCCTGTGCTTCTTTTGCATAGCGCTTGAAAATCTTTATGTCCAGCTTGAAATCCTCGGTGTAATGCTTCACCGTGCTTTTCACGATGAGTTTCAGGAAATCACAGATGAAAATAGCGGTCATAGTCATATTGGAAGTCATAATAAAATCTCCTTTTTAGTCAACCATAACTTTAGAAATATTCATGTCATAGCGGTTGAATTTAGAAATATAGTCAAAAATGGTATTTACTTGAGCTTTTGTTGCGGTTTTGGTCTCATCCATATCGAGGAATGTATTGCCCATCGAAGGATTACGAATGGCAATCCAACCGCGTTTATATAGGAAATCGAGACCCTTGCCGCTCCAGTCATACGCCATATTTAGAACTTCATGGTCAGAAAGACCAAACGCTTCTCGATTGCGCATGATGATGCGGCCAGCCAGGGCAGCGTGCTCGCCAAACTCGCAGGCATACCAGGTGCCATCGGGAGCAATCAGACCATATTCGGTCAGCTGATGCTGAATGGGTCTATCACTGATATAGCTGTTGTACAGTCGCTGACGGCGTTCAACGGATGTGCCTTTCATGTTTGCTTCAATCCAAGAGGCAAGCTTGGTCCAAAAATCGGTTTTGTAGAATTCCGGGTTGGATTCCTGCTCAGGAAGCGGCTCGCCATTGAATTCTGCAACAAGGTCTGGGTGGGTAAAAAGCCATGCACCGTTGTTGAATGCATCAGAATAACCCGTTTTCCCATAGAGGAAGCACTTGATACCGTCATAGCTGCAATCGATATAATGATGTTTTGCATTGGTGCAGAGCGTTTCATAGCTATCAGTCATAGCAAAGCGGTCAACATAATTGAGCGGATGTGCAATCATATCCTCACGAATTTGATTGACCAGCATCTTGTGTTGAAGCTCCTCAACCTTCTGCCCGAGGGAACGAACACGAACATTGTCATCGACAAGTTCAAACTCATTGACACCAACAAGTTTTTTCCGGCCTTCGATAATGTCCTGGCAAACATGCCTTTTTTCTTCCTCGTTGCCACCCATCATGCAGGAAAGCAGCAGCTCCTCACACTTTTTATACGGCTTGTCCATATTCCAGAACCAGTCACGTGCAATGGCGGTGAGGAACTCACCATCCATACTGAAATGTAGTTGTTTACCCATGTTGGGTAACCTCCCCAATTGTTATGTGTTGTTCTCGACAAAGTCTTCGCATTCCTCGCTGGTCAAAACCACGCCGAAATAGGCAACACGCTTGACGGTGGTTTCCCACACGCGAACGGTGCGTGCCATTGGCTGAACGACCCAGGAATGACAGCGCCAGAGCCCGTCTTCGGAAAGAGCATAGCCCGTTGCAATAGAGCACCGGTCTTTGTTTTTATACCAAAGCCGTGCAGAATTGTAATGGCACTGGCAATCCTGGCCTTTCCTCAAATAGCCGCTGCCATAAAAGAACCGGCCGCGTTCAAGGATTTTTGGTGCATCTTCATCGAACATCGTCATGCAGACTTCATCCCCGCCAAATGTGAGGATTTTGTCATGCAGCTTCTTCATAGCATCGAGCGTTTGAGTATCGAAACCAGAAGAGGTGTTGTAAATCTGGCTTTTGGTAAGCCGCATTTTCCAATCCTCGTTCATTGGGTTCCAATGAATCGGCGCGGACATCTGGTCAGGGGTCGTAATAGGTTTCAGACTGTTCTCGAAGATATCGCAGATATCGGAGGCGAGAAAACGGATATCGGAATCCGCCTCCAACTCAGGTTGAGGCTGGGTGACGGTTTCAACTTGATACTTGATGTTACCGGAACGAAGCGTCTCCTCAATTCCATCAAAAACGATGTCCGCGTAGTCGCTGTTATCGCGACACATCTCGAAAACTTCTTTGATGGTTTTGATTGCCTCTTCGGAATCGAAGTTTCCGGCGACAGAAAACATCATGGGAACCATAGCGGTTACTTTGAACTTTGACTTCATGATTTTTTTCCTCCTAAATTCAAAAGGATTCCACAGCATTTGTTCAGGCAAATGACACTGACTACGAGCAGCGCTATATTGCGCAGCGTGAAAGACTGTGCCAAAGCACTGACGCCCAAAAGGATGGTCAGAACGAAAAATGTAGTGAGGAGCTTAACAATGGTATGGATTATCTTATTCATGGGATGTTCCCTTCCGCTCCTTAATGGAGCATATCAATGATTTTTTCTACAAGTGCGTCATCCGTAACAAACTGGTTGCGGCCCTTTGCGCCGAGGTCATAGGATGAGAAATCCCTCATGTCGGCGGCGTAGCGAACCAGATTTTTGTCAGACAAGGGCTGATAGCAACTCTTTTCGGTGCTGACGTAAACGCACTTATTGTTGAGTACGTTCTGAATGTGGCCTGAGCAGCCAACACGCTTACCGTTGATGATGATGTTGTGTAGGTTATGGGTTAGCATAAGGTCTTTGCTTTCGGTTTCTTTTACCTTTAACTGGTTCAAGAGTTTTCGGGACAGATAAACGGTTGTTTTCATTGTGATTTCCTCCTAATTCAAATGAAGTATTTGTAAGCGGCAGTTAAGCGTTTGCGGTACAGGTCTAACGTGGTCAGCCCTCCTGCATAGACTTTGCGGGATGAGATTATCACGTTGGTTCCTGCTTCCATATGGGAGAAGAACATCGAAAGGCAATCTTCCAGGCTGTCGCTTGTAGTAAGAGTTTCGTACACCGGATACGAGTATTTGGCGGCCTTGCTGTATGTGCTATTGAGCTCATACACGAAGAACATCACCTGTCCCGTAACGGTGTTGGGGTCATAGCCATTGCCATAACACCAGTTGAAAAGGTCTGTCTTTCGGCTATAAGTCCATTGCAGGAGTCCATAGCCGCCATCCGAAGGGTTTTCGGCCGAGGCTTTAAGACCGCTTTCCATCGACATGCAGCCCATCACTGCGGCAGTACCGGCCTTGGAAAGACCCACATCCCGCAATGCTGTGTAGATGGCGTACTCATTGTCAGAAAGGTTCTGAGGAATCGTGTTCGTCACAGGTTCTTCTGCAGGTTCCACCGCAGTCTCTGCCGTCTCTACAGAGGGCTCAGATTCAGGCTCCGTCTCAGTCGTTTCTGGTTCAGGTACAGGCAGTAGCGGCGCGAAAGGCGGCTGAGCGTTGAGCTCCCGAAGATGGACCTCCAACGGCGTGACATACTCGATATCGGAATCGTTAGCTGTCTTTACCGGCGTAGCATACGCAGGCGTCGAGAAAAAGCAGGCTATGCAGCCGATAATGGTGATAACGCTGAGCATGAAAGCGATGGTTCCGGCATAGAATTTCAATTTGTCGTTCATTGTGATTACTCCTTCAAATAAAGTTCCCGCCGACAATAACTGTCTGGCGGGATGTGATAGATGTTCGGTTGTTGGAAAAACTTCATGCTTCACGAACTACGATGGCGGTATATCCGCTGTTGGCAAGATACCGATACGCTGCATCATAGGCGTCGCTGAGCGTTTGGGCTTTAACATACCCGATAAAATCGAAGCAGATAACCATGCCGGAAAAACCTGGGTTACCGGCATAGATGGCGAAGCGGGTGTTTTTCGGAGTAAAATGTTTGGAAATAGACATAGCGGACCTCCTTATCAGTCGCTGTTAAAATGGGTGGATGACGGCTTCCTGAAAACAAAAAAGGCAGGCCCATCGTGAAGATGAGTCTGCCTTGAATGAGAACAGAATTATGAATTGTACGAGCACGCAGTGTGCCAAGTAGATGTTATCTGTCGTACAACTTTTATATTATGGAATTCGCAAGGATACGCAAGAGCTTTTGATGTGCTTCTTTTTCAGGCTTCGTTAAGCCATTTCTGAGTGATATCCATGATTTGATTCTGAAATTCCGGGTCCGGCAAGGTTTTGCTGTCTGCCCAAATTGAGTTACGGACGATTGGGTAATCGTACACGACGCCGTCAACGATATAGGGCCAAAGAACAACTTCACCACCCACAAGCCAGAGCTTTTGGACTTTGACGGGCTTCTCGTATCTTGTGAGCCAGCATTCACTGGTCACGACAGAATCCGTCACATATTTCTGTGTTTCTTCCTCGGTCAAGAGATTCGGGTCTTCGTCCTTGATGTTGTACATTCGGACAATGAACGGTAACGGCATGTCCTTGGAGTATTTTTTGTTCTGACGCAGCTCAGCGAGCAGGAATTTTGAGACAAAATGCGCAATGCCGATGCTGGTCAGGCAGTCGTCAAGGGTATGCCCAAGACAAATTCTTGGGATTTCCTGGTCCTCCCCTTTCATCCGATTCGTTGGTATCTGTGGAATGACATCGTCCGGCAAGTAACCGGTGTCTGCCATGATATGATAGAGAATCATCGATTTTTCCTCCTGAAATAAAAAATAGCAGGCCCTCAAAAATCGAGAGTCTGCGTTGTTCGCACGATGAACTATTCATTCGAGTGTGTTTTTATCGTGTAGTTGATATTTTGTTTGGCTTGTACACGTAGCCAGCCAAAACAGACATCGTTCAGGACGTCTTGTTATCAGGAATCCGCAGATACATCCAGGACTGTGGTGCTCGCTTAACGCCGAGCTCTCGCAGCGACATATCCATAGATTGGACATCAGAAACGTTCCAGCAATAAAGAGTGCCGGACTTATTGCCGTATGCAATCAGCTCATTTGCGGTAAGGCAGCTGTCCTTCACGAATTGAGCGGTCTTTTCGGTCACTTCCGTGCCAATAGCATATGCCGGAAGCTCACGCAGGCAATCGAGTGTATTGATGTCACGGCAAACAAATGCGGCAGTCACTTTTCCAGCACCACCGTTAGCTTTGGTTTCGTAGCAAAATACTACAAAAGGATAGCTAATTTCCCACGGCATAGTTTTTCGGACCTCAATAGTCTTTTCTCCGCTCAGAATTTTTTCAAGCCATTGCTTCTTGATGCTGAGAAGAACGGCTTTATTCGAGTTAATTTCAAGGGCTTTATTGATATGTCAACAACCTCCACCTGAAGGAGGGGCTTAAAATCCCGCAGGATTCCAATAATTCTCACTCAATGGATTTTTACAGCACGGTTCCGTCCGTGCGACCAAGTATCTATGAGCTTTCACCGCTGTTGCGGGCGGCATAGCGGGAGTGAGGAAATTGGATTTATGCGGGATATAATCCCAACAATCCAACATTACGTATGTTTATAGCGGCATTGTGGTCGCGGTTATGTGTTGTACCGCAGCTGCTGCATGTCCAGTTTCTGTCTGCCAGTGTGAGGTCATCTTTTATGAGACCACAAACGCTGCAAGTTTTACTGGATGGATACCACTTATCGATTTTGGCAAAAGTCTTTCCTTGCGATGTGAGCTTATACTCAAGCATCGTGCGAAACATACCAAAACCATTGTCGTTAGTGGATTTGCCAAGCTTCAGAGAGCCAGCCATACCACGAAGGTTTATATCTTCCACAAACACGGCATCATACTGCTTGGCTATCGCAGTACTCAGCGTATGGCAGAAGTTCTTTCTCTGGTTGGCTGTATGCTCTTGCAGAAGGCGAACCTTATGCAGTTGCTGGTTATAGTTGTTGGAACCAAACTTCATATGAGACAGCTTACGCTGTTCTTTTGCAAGTTTAACTTCAGCTCTACGGTAAAAACGTGGATAATTAGCTGCGTCACCGTTGCTGTCTACATAAAAATCATGGGAGGAATAATCTAATCCAAGAGATTTTTCTTTTGTGGCAGCAACAGGCTGGATGTCTTTTTCAAACTCGTACAGCAAGGAAATAAAGTATTTGCCGGTACGTGTGCAGCTTACAGTAGCAGCTTTTAGCGCCCAGTCTGCTTTGGGTGAACAATGTTTGTTAATTTTCACTTTTCCTATCTTTGGAAGCAAGATAGTGTCATGTCCAAGCGCAATGGTTTTAACTGTACGCCCATCCTTTGTTTTATACGAATGAATGTTTGTAGTATAGGACATCTTGCTCTTGTGTTTGGATTTTAGTTGCGGCGCACCAGTCTTTTTCTCACGATGCCGTTTATTGGCATCTTTCAAGTCAAGCTGGGTATTGCATAATGCACCACTGTCTATTTCTTTTAGGAAAGGAAACTCTTTCTTGTATTTAGCGGGAGTAGGAATAAAAAATGTCCCTGCCTCGTTCAAGAAAGTTTGTGCATCGGTAAGCATGTGATTCCACACAAAGCGTACGCAGCCAAAAGTTTTAGCAAGCAATACTGCCTGTTCTTTTGTAGGATACGCTCTATATTTCATTGCACGGTTTAGTTTTACAGTCGGCACTGCTTGTCACCACCTTTATTATTAGTATACTAACTTCGCAACACTTAGCAAGGTGTGGCAAGGATTCCCCCACATGAATGAGGGGGAATCCTTGCCACTACAGCTTAAATTAAGCATTGTTATGCTCCTTTCACACTTCGGATATTTTTTATTTTTGGTGGGATTCCTTACTGACGCAAGCCCACGACTTTAGTCGTGGGTTATTGACTTGTTTTTGGAGCGTCACCATTTATGGAACGGGTTCAAAAGTCCGGGACGGTATTCGTTATCGACATACATCTTGATGTCGTTATCGTCCAGGGCATCCAAAATGTTCATCCAGCATTCCGCTTCGACGTGCATTTCGCCGTCCATTTTCAAGGCCCTGTCGCACTGAACTAAGTCTGCGCGAAAAGAATTCACATAGAAGCAATCTTTTGCGGCAGCCGCGAACCTGGTAAAGCTGTTCTTGGTATTTGTGGTCATAGTATTCATCCTTTCTGAAATATTTTTGTTTCTAATCAATACATACAAAAAAAGAAGCAGGCCCTCAAAAGAGAGTCTGCTTACTTGTGCATGACAGATTGTTAATTTAATGTTCAATTAGGAGGTGAGTGATGGTATCTGTTATGCAATTATTATTTTAGGCGGTTCGCACATTTGTGCAAGTGGCTTTTTTAGCTTCGTTTGTTTTTGGCATCGCGTTGGTCCAGCCCTTAACAAAAAGAATCTGGCTGTACTCCTCGCCGTCAAGGACAATGCAGCGGTCCTCTCCGTGTTTGTGAGCGCCGGTACAATACACAGTTTTGTTATTGATAGCCGGGATGGACGGTGCCTTTGCCAAAACCAGCTGACCGCGCATTGCGCAGATATCGAAGAAAGAAATGATGTGGTCGCCCACCCCGGAAAACCTCCAATCTAATTACAGTGCTCTAATTTGGGAAGAACCTTCAGCACGCGGCAATGGCTCGTCTGTGACTTTCAGAACGGAGCTATCTCGTTTCTCTGTCGCGTATCGAATTGTCTTGAGAATCTCATATGCCAGTTTGCTGTTATAAGCGAGTCCTGAATTGGAAATACCAAAGTTTCCGTTCCAGCCAACGCCAATCTTTTTAAGCTGTGGAATCAGAAGGTCTCGGGTTTCAATGATACCTACTCCATTCCAGCGGGCATCATGGTACGCCTGAAGGTGCTGCTCATCGTTACCAGAAATATCAAGTGCTTCATAGATGACGCCAAATTGACCCATCAAAACACGAGAGTATGTATCCAACGCATCGGCAACGGCTTTCCAGGAAGAGACATCTAAGCTAACACTGTATTTATATGGAGCGTCCTTTCCCGGCAGTTCCCGTGCATGATGCAGTATATCTTCCAGAATGTCGCTGCACTTGTTAGATAAACTTTTGACAGGTGCCGTTACGTTTACAGCTGTCAGAGCAGCGCAAGCACTTGCAATGTCTGCTTCGCTTGCTCCATAAGCCTCTCCAACCTCTTTGCAGATAGAGGAAAAATCGTTGCTATAAAACGTTATCATAACAGCAAGAGCGTGCAGAATGAAGAAGTACTGCTTGCTCGTGAAATCAATGTACATACGGCAAAAATCCTTTCACTTTTTACCCTTTCATTATACCGCGATTCGCAATTTCTCACAACGGAAAGCGCTAAATAGTAACAGTTTATACATATTTTTACAAGCAAAAAAGCTGCCTCCTTATGGAGGCGGCTGGACCCTTATTTTACAGCTTTTCTGATTTCGAGCTCGTGCTCATAGCAGCTTTTGCAAATCAGATAGCCAATGCCAATATCGTTCTGGATGGCCGCAGACGTATATGCGTTGTGCTCGTTGATGGTACGTCCGCACGCAGCACAATTGAGTTCTTCGTTGGCATGAACCATGATGTCGCAATGCCCGTTCTGAGGTGGGGTGTACGGCGTATATTGCTTCTTGATGAAATCGTATTTCTGCATTTTATGGCACTCCATTATTCATTGTTTTCTTTCGCTATTATATCACAAATTGTGGTGCTAAACAAGAAAGCAGTCCCCCATAAATTTACGAACAATCGCTGACTTTGGAGTTTGTGACGTTTGCTGAAGGATTTGTACCTTTGAGCAGTATCCTGCCGTTAGATTTACCAAACGAAGGCCGGGGAATCCCACGATTTCAATCGTGGGAGGTGTCAAGGACTGATTCCGTGAACGTCCTCACCAAAGCCTTGCAACTATAGATGAAACATTCTGCTTTCAAACTTTGGTAGGAATCCAATCCACAATTTGCGGAACAAAGTCGGCTTATCGGAATATTGCATCGGAATAATATCAAGGTGTTTTCGATATCGTTCCGAACGGATGAATCAGTGGCAAATGAAGGCACTTTTGCTTCCTGGACAATTTTGTTGCTTTGCTGTATGATTAAAGTACAACAATTAGGGCAATACAAAAATCGATAACGGCGAGGTACTAACAAGATGGACGCGACAATGCAGACGGTTCTCCGGCTCCATGAGCAAGGTATACCTAGAAGAACCATTGCCAAACGTGCAGGCATCTCATTGCAGAAAGTGCGCAAAATACTGATTACGGCCGGGGCCTGGTCAGATGAAACATCAGAAAAAACCGGGAAGCTGCGTGCGAACGGTATGTCAGTTCCTGAAATTGCAGAAGAATTGGGTGTAAAAACCAATACTGTTTGGAGCTATTTGCCATACAGCAAAGGCATGTATAATCAAGAATATCCGACCATTAACGCCATTCGAGTCCGAAATTCGAAGCGAAAAGCAAAAGAAAAAGCCCTCACCTGCACGGATACCGCACAGAATGAGGGCAGTGGCGCTTGCTGAAGGATTCGAACCTTCGGACAGTCTCCCATCGTCGGTTTTCTGGACCGATTTCATCAACCACTCGAACAAGCAAGCAGATGGCGCAGAGGGTGAGATTCGAACTCACATGCCGCGATTTCCGCGACGGCAGCTTAGCAAGCTGCTGCCCTACCGTTAGGCGACCTCTGCATGATGCACCTTTTTGACATAGGTGCTTGTATGACCCCTGGCAGACTCGAACTGCCGACTCCAGCTTGAGAGGCTGGCGACTTGGACCAACTTGTCGAAGGGGCCTTATGGTGTGCCGGGCTGGATTCGAACCAGCGAACCGTAACGGAGCGGTTTTACAGACCGTTTGCTTTAACCACTTGCATACCGGCACATATGGTGCTCCCGGCTGGATTCGAACCAGCGACACGCGGTTCTTCAGACCGCTGCTCTACCAACTGAGCTACAGAAGCAGATGGTGACCCGTGTGGGTTTCGAACCCACAATAATCTCCGCCGTGAAAGGGCGGCAACTCTACCAATTCGTCCAACGGGCCATATAAAGCCGCAATCCTGCGGCGAGGGTTTATGCGATGACAAGGATGTCATCAATTTTCGTATCGAGCATTGCTGCTAATATCACAAGGTTATCGATGGTGGGAAGCGCTGTTCCGGCTTGCCATTTAGCAACCGCCTGCGGAGACACACCGAGCATGTCTGCCACATCCTTCACCTTGATGCCTGCTGCCTTTCGCAGGGCCTTGATATTGGCACCTGTCTGCTGGATATCAATGGTTGGAACGTTCATTTTTTGCTGCCTTTCTGTATTGCAGGCAACAAAAAAGCTGCCTGCCGAAATCTCGACAAGCAGCGTGTGAAAATGCAGTTATCGCTTAGAAGACGCACCGCATCTGTACATGGTCTGTTTTTGCCTGTCGAGGAGTATGAGAAATAAAACTGCGTTCATAAGAGCTGAACTCAGATTCATAACTATACTCATACGACATTACATTAACAGTGTTGCACAGCATTTTGGGGTATCTCCTTTCGTTTCGTTCTGATATTATTATAGCATGTTTTTGCACATTTGCAATCAACTTGTGGTTTAGTTTTTTGGTCTGTATACTCTCCAAAACAAAAAGCCGCCTCTTATGTGAGGACGGCTTTTCTTATTGTGGCAGGGGTAACACGACTCGAACATGCAACAAGCGGTTTTGGAGACCGCTGCTCTACCACTTGAGCTACACCCCTATATAGATACTCCAGCTGGGAGTCGAACCCTCAAAACGGTGCGGTTTGAGCGCACTGTGTCTGCCAATTTCACCAGAGGAGCTTATGGCGGGCGTAGCAGGATTTGAACCTGCGACAAACGGATTAACGGTCCGCCGCTCTGCCTACTGAGCTATACACCCACAAAAGTGGCAGATAATGCTCTGCCGGGCATGGTGCGCTCGCGGGAAATCGAATCCCGAACACCCCGATTAAAAGTCGGGTACTCTACCGATTGAGTTACGAGCACTTGTCGCGCATCTTCCGTGCCTTGCTTATGGGAACACAGCTTTGAGGAATCTCACTTCCGATGCGCATGAAAGTGAGCGTTGGCCGAGAATGGTCGAGTCGAACAACCGTTGTCAGGGTGAATCCTCCCACGACTAAAGTCGCGGGCTTCCCCTCTTTTAAGGAGAGGAACTTGCTAACGAAATGGTACAGCAATCCCTCAGCAAGTAAGTTCCGAAGAACAAACTCACCGCAAGAAAGCTAATTGTCACAGTTAGCCTACATCTTACGCTGCCTGTGTACTGAGTTTTTTGAGCTCAGGATACAGAACTTTAAGCGTGGCAAGTGTAACTTGGATTCTACGCTCAACATCCGGAACATTAGCCGAAAACTGAGACCTTACCATCGCTGGCAAGGATTTTAGCAACTCTCTGACAAAGTAGCGAGCGCCAATATTGTAGCTCGCACTTAGGTCGCAGTTGTATTGTTTGCCGCTTGCAAACGTTGCAAGGGCACGATTGCTTTCATCACGCTCAAGAGCACCACTGCCATCAAAGGCGAGTTTGCTTGTGCCCCAAGCGCAGATACGCGAAATCCGGATACCACAGCGGTGTGCCTTCTGTGTCACATAATCCTGTATGGAATTACGTTTCCACATTGTCAGCTTTTGTGCTTTACTGCCGCCGTGCTTTTTGCCTGTAAATGACAAATGTTCAAAAACAATCACATCTACAGAATAAAGCACAGCAAATTCAGTAATCGCAGCAGCAACCTTTTTCGCTATATCGTTATTCAAGGCTTTGGCGTAACGCCACATAGCTGCGGCGCTGTTGGAACCGTGCTCCCTTTGCTTACGCTTGATACGGTTAAGCACATGATACAGATGGTCTTTTTCACTCGGAAAATTGATAAATTTTCTTGCAAGGACAGTTCCATCGGCAGTCATGATGCTGCACACGGCGTCAGTATTGAGACCAAGGTCTACAGTGCAGATACGCCTGTCTTGAATTTCAGTTTCAGAGAGTTCTACCTTCTCCACGAAAGCGAAGCGGAGAAAATATTTTCCGTACTTCTTTTCGAGGGTGGGAGCGCTCTTTTCGCAATGTGACCAGTATTTCGTGATGTATTTGACATCGGTGGCACGCATTGCAATAGGAATCCAAACCCAGTCATTGTTTTTATACAGCTTCAGATAGCACTGGTTTGGTTTGTTGCTTTCCTCATACATAACGGTCTTATAAAAAGCCGGGAAGCAAAATCTATCGCATTGAAGTTTTGGCTCCCTGTCAACCTTGCCGTTTGCTTCCCAGTTCTTATGGCTACTGTAGTAGCTGCTTACAGAGCCGAGTGCTGCTTGAATAGCCGCTCTGCGCAGGTAACTAGGGAACTTATAAAACTTGGCATCGAAATCATATTTAGCAGTGCTGTATTTTGTAGTATGAATTAACTTCTCGGCAAAACTCTTTCGAGATTTGGCACCCTCTACTTTTTGAATAGAATCCCATTCTTTGTTAAAACAACCAATCAAGAAAGAAACGGCTTCGCGATAAATCTTTATAGTATTGTCGAACATTTTCTGCTTTTTGATTTCCACAGCATAGCTGGAAGTGATTTTCACTGCGAAGCCCCCCTTTCATCAGTTTCTTATTTTTTGAGATGCAATGTATTCTTGTACTTGTTTGCGCGTGTTATCACTGACGGTTGCAATAAAGTAGCTTGGGTTCCAAAGATGCCCGCCCCAAAGTTGCTTCTTCAAGTCCGGATTGGCGATAAAAATAGCTCTTGCACTGTTGCCTTTAAGCACTTTTATCATATCCGGGATAAAATGCTGCGGTGAACACTCCACCAACAGGTGAATATGGTCAGGCATGCATTCCATTTCTACAATATTGATTTTTATGGTTTCGGCGGTCTGCTGCAGAGACTCTTTTAGCGATTGTTCCGTTTCGTTTGTCAAAGCCTGATGCCTTACCGTTTGGCGAATCCTCGAATATACATTATGTATAATAGCATACACTTTAATAAGCCTGGCTGGAATTCACTCCAGCGGAATTAGAGTGACCTGATTCTGATTTTCTGCATCAAAAAAGCACCCATCAGGCGTTGTGCGTCTGACAGGTGCTCATATCGTGCAGAGTATGGAAAACAACCGATACTTGGATGATTTTATTCAACCATCACTGCACTATGATTTGCACAAACAGACAACACAAAACAGCCGAAGAGATTCCAATTGCTCCACAGCTTTTGCAATTTGTTCTGTTTGTTCATCATGGCAGCAAACATCGTGCAGTTTTCCTTTCATCAAATTCAGCGTCTTAATTATACAATATGTAAAAGCCAAAGTCAAGGCTTTTCGTAAAAATAATGGCAGGCCCGCGCTCATTGTTTGACCGGTCTCCAAGCAGCAATCCGCGCTATTGCATTCGAGAACGGTATGCCCTCACACGAACACAACTCGCTTAAAGCCTCAGCCATCCTGGACTCATAGTCAGCCAAAGCCAGGTCGATGGGCACCGTGATTGCAGCGGAGTCATCTGGCGTTTCCAGAACGGGAGTCCTGGTATTTTCACCTGGCATTCCCTCTTCACACCACTCACAAAAACAAAAAGCCGGGAAACCCCGGCAAAAATTTGGCGGTCAGAGTGGGATTCGAACCCACGGACGTTTGCGGCGTCGCTGGCTTTCAAGACCAGTTCCTTAAACCACTCGGACATCTGACCATAAAAGGATGGGGCGGGACCGAAATCCCGCCCCACAGCAAGGAGAAAAAACTATCGATTACCGTTAGTTAGAGGATGGCAAATTAGTGGATGCCCAGGGAAGCGGCATAAGCAGCTTCACGAGCGGCAACCTGTGCCTGCAGAGCAGCGATGGAAGCGGCATAAGCGGCTTCACGCTTTTCAGCAGCAGCCTGAGCTTCAGAGGTAGAAGCGTACTGGGGCTCGTTGCCAGCCAGAGTGCCAGCATAGCCCTTGACGCCATCAGCGCCCTTGACAGTCAGGACTTCATGACCACAATGGTCACAGACGTAAACGTTGCCCTTGCGGGTCCAGTTGTGATAGCCGCAGCTGGTGCAGACGGTGTACTCATTGCCCCAGGTGCCATTGGCAATAGCGGCGGCAATTTCACCGTGCTCAGAGACTTCAACGTTCTTGCGAGGAGCGGTCGGAGTAGTGGTGGTAGTACCGTTACCCTTATTGGAGCTGGTAGAAGTGTTGTCTTTGCCGGTATTGCCCTTATCAGGAGCCACAACGTCGCCCTTGTCATCAGGAGTGGTGGTGCCGTTGTCACCAGTGTTGTCGTCCTTATCGTCGGGTTTGGTAACATCACCCTTGTCATCGCCCTTGTTGTCATCCTTGCCGTCGTCGGGAGTGGATGCAGAAGTGGCTTTCAGGGTCAGGACGTTGTCGTGGATGTCGTCGCCCAGGTAGTAGAACAGGCGGTCATGGTTCAGGCTCTTGCTGGATGCGGTGTAAGTATCACCGGAATCCGTGGTCCAGGCTTCAACACTCTGACCATCAACACTGCCCGGGAAAGTGGCGGTGTCAGTTTCGGTCAGCACCGTGTTGCCGTCAATTTGGTAGTTGATGGTGATGGAACGCGGATTGCCCTCAGCCGCATAGCAGGAAGTGATGCCGTCAGCGGTGAACCACTGGTCAACTGCATCATACGGCAGAGTGTCACCGGGATAGTAGTTGTAGGTATACCCGCCATGGCCTTGCAGGGTAATCCAGTAGCCGTAGTCATACTGACTTGCCGGGAACGTCATAGAACCGCCCGGAGCCAGGTCCTGGGAAGAACCATTGCTGAAAGAGAAATGGTAGGTGTCACCGGTGGCTGCGAACGCTGCGACAGGCAGACAAGTTGCCATCATACCGGCTGCTGCAATCCCTGCGATTGCTTTCATGATTTTCTGATTGCTCATGCTGTGTACTCCTTTGTTCTTTTAATTTTTTTGTGATTATCTATCTGCATTTATTCAGATACCGATTTAAGGAGAAATCAGCCGCAGCTTTGCTGCGTTGCCCACCATCCGCCGCGTGGAGGCTTTCTCATGGATGGTTGACGAAGCAGATATGTGCTTCGCCAGTGCCGCAACCGTCTTCGCCACTCGACACAATTTCGGTTTGAATTTATCCCCGTAAAATCGCATGTCCATGCTGCGCGGAGAGGATAAAATTCTTCGTGGTATGGTTTCGGAGTTCCGCGCCTGATTGGCCGTACTACACGCAATGCAGTACAATACCCCAGATACCTTTGGCGAAAGGAAGCGAAAGGGTGTCTGGATGGAGAAGGGAGATGGCCTCGAACCATCGATACCCTGCTTTGCGGCAGGTGCTTTATCCAGCTAAGCTATCCCTCCATGATGGCGGGTCAAGCCCGCCAAATAGCGTTACGCAAACTGGAAGTCGCCGTACTGAGTCACGGCGCGTTCCAGGCGCAGAGGAATGGTTTTTGTGCTCTTCTGAGTGATGTCCTCGCGTGCTACCTGAGCTTCACTCACGCCAGCCGCCTGCAGGACTTCATACAGATTGGAAGGACCAGTACCAGCATAACCACAGGTCAAGCCATTAACCTGAAGCGTGAAGCCGTGCAGATGCGGTGCCAAACCGGGAACGAAATCGAGTTCAACAATGACCTCGTCGCTCTTGTCGTTTACACGGTTGACAGCGATGGCGCGGATGTTTCGGTTGCCAAACATTTCAATCAGCTTTTTTGCCGCTGCAGCGGTTTCTATGGTAGTCGTACCTTCAACATTGATAATTGCCTGTTCCATAGAATTCATCTCCTTCCTATTATCGCTTAATTTGGTGATGGGGCTTGATGGCAGGTTCGAACTGCCGACCTGCGCGTTACGAATGCGCTGCTCTACCAACTGAGCTAATCGAGCACGATAGGGTGTTTTATGCTGGTCACCCCTTGAGCGAGAAGCCAACTCGCATCCAGCACCATTCGGCAGCCACGCCGATAGATTCTGTATTGTACCCTCTCCGCTGTTTTCCGGTCTCATTCGCGACTGACACCGGGACTCTCGGATACTCTCAGGCACAGCACCTGTTTGCCGATTCTTTTATAGGTTGTCCATTGGCATTCGGACAGCGGACCACAAGTGGACCATGCTCACCAAGTTTAACGTCGTGGCGTACGGTGACTGCGACGTGTGGAGCAAGTAGCGGGGGTCGAACCCGCGTCTCCGCCTTGGAGGGGCGGAGTATTAGCCGTTATACGATACCTGCATAAGATTGCGGGTGAACCCTCACTTAGCCCCGCCATGACATCCGTTTAGTAGGTCGTCATCCCCGGATGTCATCTTCACACCACCTGACAATCTTGCGAACCTCATCGTTGACGATACGCGAGAATCCAAGAAAGCGCTTGGGTGTTGGTCAACTTCAAATTTTGAGCCCTGTCGTTGATTCCCTGTCAAATCGGGTTAACGGTTGTCGTTGGGCTGTGTGTGAGACCGCGGCGAAACTTACCAGTTGCCGTGCAGCAATCTCGCCTTTACGGCTGTGTCGCGTCTGGATGCGCCCCGACTTGACGGGGATGCTCGTACGTTTGCATGCTTCTAAGACATTCGTCAGCAGCCGCAAGAGCCGCTGTCCGCCACCCGCCACGAGGAGGCCGCCTTAATGGGTGGCATGCTGTCCGCCAGATGTTGTGTATAGCATCGTATCATGTGATTTCGATACATCCAACGGATAGCGTCTGGAGCCGGAAATCGGACTTGAACCGATGACCGACTGATTACAAATCAGTTGCTCTACCAGCTGAGCTAAACCAGCAAATACAAACATTAGCCAGATGCCCGGAACACGGAAACACCTGTTGCCCACCGTCCGCCGCGTGGAGGCTGTTTGCTTGGACGGCTGGCGCGGAGTTACCCGCGCCAAATGGGAAATAAAGAGGTAAGAAAGGAAGGATATTACTATGAAACGGATGATTTTACGCTTCACCTGTGTCAGCTCAAATGAAGCCATGCGACCAAGATTGGGGAAAGGAAAACCTTGATGTCTCAGGAGCCGTTCCTCTTCCTGAGAACAATTGTATTATACCATATATGTGGTATCCGGTCAATGAAAAGACACAATATATAGTGTCTAAATTGTAAACAAACATTAAGATACCACTATATCTAGTGGTTGGGGCAAGCGCATCAAAAATGCCTTGTGGTTCCGGCAGATTGCAGGAAAGTCAGCAAATTCTGCGTTGAACTTACCCGGCAGACCGTCGCCCCACTCTTGGCGTACAGGTCGGCGATTGAGTTCCCTTGTCCCCACTTGTTCAGCGGGTCGGGATTCAGAACGAAGAAGTTGGATGCCCGCTTAGAGAGCCATTCGACCTCTTCCACGCCAGAATAGTTCTTGTTATTTCGGCAGTCCCCCAGCATGACAATAGTGGTATCCTTGTTGATGATGCCGGTATTGTCGTAGCGCAGTTCTTTGAGAGGCACACCGTAGTTCGAGTAGATACCTCGGCTTGGAACGCTCTTGTTGATGCTCTCCACAGCGGATGTTACGTTCTCATTTGAGAAATAACGGTCAACAGGAACTAAGTGGTTCACAAAAACGAACAAATGGCAGCCGCCGGGAAATACTTCCCTCATCAGACCCATGTACGTCAGAGCGAGAGAAGTCATAGCGCGGCATGACCCGGAAATATCCGCCAACATCACGACATTTGCCTTGGACTTTATCGGCTTTTTGTAGTACAGTCGTGCAATCTCGCCATCACACTGGACGGATTTCTCAATCGTTTTTTTGACGTCAGTTTGCTTTTTCTGCTGGGTTATGTACAGCTTACGAAGCTTTTGGCGGAAAGTCTTGGCGTTTGTGTGGATAAAAGTGAGGACCTTCTCAATATCGGCATTAGAGAGCTTCGAGACATCCTCGTTGAGAAGTGCATCCGTTTGCTTTTTGCTTCTTACCGCATTATGACCTCCGGAGAATACTTCTCGATGTCGGAGCGACTGCTCCTTCTCAATGCTTTGCATTTGCTTCTCTTGCTGGGCTTTCCGAATGTTCGTAAGAATTGCATCGTAAGAAGTCACTCTCTTTTCGCGAGTGCGAACGATTGCGGTGCTTCCTCAAAGGAAGTGATTACTTTTGGTTCACCGCTCATGCTTTCACCCAATTGACATTCTCCCCACAGCTAAACTCGATAAAGCACCTTTTTGCCAATACTCTTTAATGCAACCTAGTGGACAGTGGTGTGACCATCCACATCCACACCGACGCAATACGCATCGACATAGTCATTGTTGGTTACCTCCATTTCGTTGAGCTTTTTGAGCCATTTTGTTTTGATGATGTGTTCCAAGTAATCCGCATTATATTTGGGATTCGATGAAATCACAGAGAACGGTCTACCAAGCTCTTTCTCTCTCAATTCTTCCGTTTCCCGCATTTTTTCAAGCATATACCGGAAATTTTCGGGGTAGTATTTATAGAGATAGGCAAAGTTAAGAAACGAGGACATTGGGCAATACATACAACCGCAGCGCTTGTTGGTTTTGTAGTAGTTGTTGAAAATAGGCTGTGTCTTTGCCCATTCCAAAATCACATCTTCGTTAATGCCGTTTTCTGCGAGAGGGTATATCTCTAACTTTTTGGCACTCAACCGCTTGTTGAAACGGCGTTCTTCGTCGGCACAATAGCCTATGTAATTTACTACATAAAAACCGACTTCGTTCAGCCATTCGGATAGCTGCCGCTTTGCATCAAGTTTATAGTGACCGTTACACCATCTTACTTTTCTTGTTGGGAAACCGCATTTATCATACAATTCTTCCCACGTTTTCCTCGGCTTGATTCGCACAAATTGGATGCCAGCTCGCTTGCACTCCGTTTCCATATAGTCGATAACGTTATGTATAAACGGGTAGTCGATTTCGAGTTCAAAGTGAACCACGCCGTCAAGCGGGTATTTGTCCAGATTGTGCAGTATGTAATTGAGCATATACAGGCTATCTTTTCCGCCAGATACGCTTGCCCAGTATGATGGGCGCAATGCAATTGCTTTGTCTGCGTTAGTTATCGTTCGTTACCTCCGTTCTGTGATTCCACAATTCAATCGCGTCCTGCTCGTTTTTCATGAGGGTAGTTCCGATGCTGCAGTAGTTGCACAGCACTGCATACCTGCCTTCATAGCTGGCATATAACCCGGCTGTAGAACCACAGAACGGGCAAGGCTTTAGTTCGATATCATCATCAATAAACGTTACCATTGTCGGTTACCTCCGTGAGCCAGTAGTCTTTGCGGCAGTCTCGATAAAAAAGCCCACCCTGAACTGGGTAGAATTTCTTATCTTGATTTTCTTAGATGTGTGGGAACACCTCATATACACTGACATACAGCATCCCCGGCTTATAATCCGCATATTCTACCGGACGCTTCTGGTCGTATACCTTCACATCCGAACCATCATCTGCCGTGAGCCAGAGATATTTGACATGCTCGGCATAGCGCGGGTTTTCCACGCGATAGACCTGACCTTCTTTGATTTTCAAATGACGTGCATTTGCTTGGGCACGCGAAAACTCAACGAATGCGCCGTAGTCGCCAATCACGATTCGGTTATACCCGCTGGCAATGACCGTGCCGCTTCTGGTTTCGAGTTTGGTCGTATCGCCGGACATATTGCACCATTCCGGCAAAGTTTCTTCAAATTCTACCCGCACATCCTTGAAAAAGGTACGTGGGATGGGCTTGTACTTGTATTCGTCGGCAAGCTGCTCTTGAAATTTGAGCATTCGAATGCCGGTCTCTGAGATTTCATGCTTCATCATTAACTCATCCACCTTTTTTCCCACTGGTCGTACTCAGCGACTTCTCGTTTTACGGTTTTGCCGTCTTTCTTATATACAGTGATACGTTGTGCATAGTTCACCGTGTGCTTTTGTAGCTGTTGCAGAGCTTCTTCCTCTGAGCTTGTTTTTGTAACTCCGCGATAGGAACCACCAGAGCCTAAGATTTCGGGTTCGTACCAACCCGTTTCATAGTAGACAGTCTGTTTGACTGCTTCATCCAGAACAACTTTCCCCTGCTCACCGTAGTCACCCGTATAGCTGCTTCGGATGATTCGTGCGGCACGGTCGTTCTCCTGCTCTTCGTAGGCTTTGACAATAAAATCGACGTAGGTTTTGAACTTCTGCTCGTCACCTTCGCGATGCGCTTCAATGAGTTTCCCAATCGTGACAACGTTGATTTGGTTCATGCTTTTTTCCTCTCTTTCTACTACAATTATACTCTTCCGCTGAACTGAAATGTGATTTTTTGACGATTGTTAGCGGAAAATTCATAATTTGAAATGGCAAAAGCTGAACGTTGGGACGTCTGAATCCGGGTTCTCAACCTGGTATTTAATGACTCTTTTTTGCGCCCCTAAAGCCTTGTATGTCTGCTCCGCATTCACGCATAAGCCGTTGGCAAAGAAGAGAGTGGAACCATTGCGTTCACTGATATTTTCGGCAGAATACATTTTTGGCTTTCTGATTCCGGGGTCGAGATGGATTCCACCGCGCATCAGCTTTTCAGCATAGAACCAGACATCAACGCGGGAGAAAATGTAAAGCAGCTGCGTGGTTCTGAAATAATAGAGAATCTGGTCCGCACCACTCCTGTATACCCAGCCCAGGGTGTGCCATAAAGGGTCGATGCCATCCCGATACCGCCGCGCTACCCGTTGTTCGTTCAGAGCGTCAGGCACCATGGAGAAGTAGTCCACCGAGGTTTCCAGGTAGAAATTTCCGGTATTGTGACTGTCCACTTTCGCTTCCAGGCCAAAGGTCTTACCATTCTTCTTCCAGACAATGAAATCGGTATCTTTGTCTTGATATGATTTATCCTGAGTCACGTCATCGTAATGGCTAATGCCATGATTCACTTTGATAATCGGGTCGTTAAGGAATTTGCGAGCCAAGTCTTCTCCGAATTTTCCCTCATCGAGTTGCTTTGACATCTTAAACTGACGAGGGCTTTCTTCCCAGGCTATCATACTTTTACACGGCATCTGCCGAATTTTCAGGCAGCTGCGATACGATATGTGCAACGATACGTTCTGTACAGGCATTGACAACGGCGCTGGCAGTCCGCTGTTCACGCAGCGAATGGCAGAGTCCGTCGAGTTCGGATTCCGTGAAGGGATAGTCTGCCGAAGCAAGGAACTTCTTGCACAGTTCTTTCATGTCATCGTCGCCTAAAGGCTTGACGCGGTGTTTGAAAGTGAATCGGCGAATGAGGGCTTCGTCAAGGTTATCGACGCGGTTTGTAGTGCCAATGAGAATGACGTCATTCGGGAGCCGGTCAAGTTCCTGCATCAATGCGATGGTGACGCGGCTCATTTCAGCAACATCATCGCGGCTGCCACGGCACATTCCGATGGCATCAATTTCATCAACACAAAGAACACAAGGCGTGCGCTTTGCGTAATCGAACACTCTGCCGATGTTCTGCTGTGTCCGGCCAAGAGCAGAATTGACAAGGCCAGAGAATTTCAGGAAAACAAACGGTAAATTCGCCATGTGTGCAATGTAGCGGGCCAATTCAGTCTTACCAACACCAGGAAGGCCCGTCAAAAGCAAAGAGCAAGTATAGTGGATGCCAAGCTCCTTGATGGCTAAAGCTGCTTTTCTGGTGGCCAAGAGCTTGTTTATGACTGTTTCTTCCTCCTCGCGGAGCAGGAACCGGCTCTCAGGGAAATTCGTGGCATCCTCCGCAATCAAGAGGTTTTCCAGGTTGGCGGGCAGCTGAATCAGTTCCGGTTTCAGAAGATTCAACTTTCTGAGTTCGTTTTCTTTGAACCTGGCGTCCTTTTCGGGTACATTCTTTTCAAGCATGATTCGGCACTGAGTCTGCGCGTTTCGAATATCGCCATCCACCACAAATCGAATTAAATTACGTACGTCGTCTGTCATTTCATTTCCTCCTAAAAAAGAAATAGGCCGCCAAATGGCAGCCTGTTAATATGAGGTTATATTCTGATTTTTGTTTCTACTGCAAATAGTGTTTACCGTCGAAACAGAGAGATTATATTCAGTGGCAAGCGCCTGCACCTTCTCGCCTTCCCTGTGGCGTTTAGCAATCAGTGCATTACGTTCCGTGTTTTTTCGCGGACGGCCGCGTTTCTGTAAAATTCCAGCTCTGACATTTTCCTGATGAAACGTTTCATAAATCGCCGTTTTAGAGATTCCGTATTCCTTGGCAATAGTGCTGACCGAGACCCCTCTTTCGATTTTGCTTCGAATATCGGAATTCCTTTGATTGGTCTTGTCTTTCAGCGCCTTGTGATAGTATTCCTGACAGGTTTTTCCAATTTGGCGCATGTCCTTGTAAAGAGTGGATTTTGAAATACCGTATTTCTCGCAGATGTCTTTTGAGGACGTTCCCGCCTCATAGTCCGCAAGAATCGCCTTGCGCCTTTCATCCAACTTTTTGGAATTTGTATGTAAATGCCCTGCAAGGACGGTACGGACACTGCTTCGAGACAAAAAGTATTTTTTGGCGATTTCCTTATCAGTCATTCCGGCTTTCGCATCTTCCAACATAGCCGCATTGCGAACTTTCGTGGCAGTAGACTGCTTTTTCTTGTTCTTCTTAATCGTAGCTTGAGCGTATTCAGAAACAGTATAGTAGCACTGCTGATAGGTCACGCCATGCTTCTTTGCGATTTCAGCAACCGTCATCCCGGCTTTCGCATCTTGAATCATAGCTTCGTCGAGAGGTGCTCTTTTTGCTTTCTTTGCAAGATTCTTTTCTTTTGCTAGGTCTCTCACCATGGCATAGCAATAAGAGCTTGAAAAATACGTTTCCTTGGCGATTTCCTTGACAGTTTTGCCAGAAAGATACATTTCCCGAACCTTTTCGCGGTCTTCTTTGACCTGCTGCTTCGCAACATCTTTCTTTGATGCAGCCATGCAATCATTCCTCACTTTGACAACTTTTACTTTTCCCTGGGCCTAGACTATACCGCTTCATGGCGCGATATACGCTTCCCTTTTTGAGCCCGTATTCTTCCGCAAGCTCTTTGACAGAAACGCCGTTTTTGTATTTCCTGACCATCTCGGCGTTTCTTTTCTTGCCAGTCTCGATACGGTTTTGGCTGTGGATTTGTCGGCCATTCTTTCCATGCGCATGAAGAATCCGATAAAAGAGCGTTCCACTGATGCCGTATTTTTCCTGGAGCTCCGGAGATTTTGCGCCCATCTCATATTCATGAATCATCTGGGTTTGCCAGGCTTTCTTCTTTGCTTTCCTCTGCCGGGCCTGTTCTTTGTAAAAGTCCTTCAGACTATATCGGACAGTAGAAACACAAATTTGATACTTTTTGGCCAGCTGTTCCTGGGACATACCGTTCTTGGCATCCTCCAGCATCTTTTCATTTCGTGCTCTGACTTTGTCATGAGTTAGACACACGTGGGTAATCTTGTTAATCGGCATTTTCGCTATTCTCCTTAGCTCTGGCTTTTACGTTATACTGGTAAATCCCATTTTGATGAAGGATAAGGTAACCTAGTGAAGGGCTGATATTTACCTCCCTGCTCAACTCGATAATCGATTTTCGAGGATTTTTCTTGTAAGCATCAAGAAAAGTTTGGTTCCGCATTTTTTTCTCTTTTTTGAGAGTCGTTTCAATATGATTGTATTTTTGGCTTTCGTACTCTCCGCTCGAATGCAAGATTGCATAAATACGCTGCATGGAAATGCCGTACATCTTGCCCAATTCTCTGGCCGTCATACCGCCTTTATACTGTTTAACAATCTGCTCATTTCGAGTGGTAAGTCTCTTCCTCTTTTTTTCAAAATAACGGGGCGGCTCCTGCGTACCTTTTAGAATCTTGTAGCACATCGTTTCTGAAAGATTATATTTCCTCGCGATTTCTAAAATCGGCTTTCCATTTTTGTAATCTTCGATGATGCTTTTATTGCGGTTCATGCGTTCTTCTTTGCTTGACATAAAGCCTCCGTAAAAAGATAGAGCAGGTTCAAAAATGAGCCTGCCCTTGCTATTTGGTCGAATTTTGTCCTGCCAACGATATTTTTTGATGCCTTTCGTTCTATATTTTGTATTATATGCAATTCGCACAGATACACAATGTTTTTCTTTCTGGTAATTTATGGTAAGTATTGTGCAAAAAATAAGACCACTACCCTTTTCGGGGCAGTGGTCTCGATTGCTATTGCTTTTGAAAATCAATCCAGTAGTTTTCCGGCCTTGTATGAGTGATACAAATATCTAGGATTATTATTCAGGAAAGTCTCGATTCCAATATTCCAAACCGTAGGAGACAACAGACTGTAAAAGGCTCATTGGAACAAGGTCTTCGCTTACAAAAGTGCCGTTGTCTTTTACGTATTGATTGATTTTTTCGCGTTCGTTCTTGCTTGCGGATTTGACATTGACAAAAACCTCTTTGGAGGTTGGCTCGTAATGAAGCAGGGTATCGCAAGAAACTTTAACGGAAATGCCGTTGTCATCGCCGGTTCCAATCATGATGGTCATGTTTTTTCTATCATTAAGTTCCCGTGAGCAATATGCACATACACTTTTTGCAATACGTTGAGACTCGTTGTCGTCAGCAATGAACGTATGTGCAATTTTATCTGCCAGTCTTGCTGCTTCAACTTTTTTAGGAAATTCATATGCTCGTCTGCTGTACCAAACTCCTTGAAAAACAAAGCTTCTTATTACTCTATCTTTGAGATTGGCTAATGCACTTTCAAGATAATCATTCGCGTCAAGAATATAGTTTGCCATGCTTCTAAAGCCAAAACTGCGAACAATGCTCATTGCATCTTGAAGTACATATTCATGGTAAACCGGTTCTTTTTCAAGCATAGCATAGATGGCATACTGCTCTGCACGTTCTTCTGCTTCTTTGCTATTGATAAGGCTTTGGCTTATACTGAAATCATCGAGAATTTTCTTGCAGAACGCCTGCTCAAACTGCTGACGAAAATCTGCTAATTCAGGTTTCAATTTAGGGCAAACTTTAAGAAGATAATCCGACAAAATCCAGAACTTGGATGAATCGGCAATAAATCCGGCACGCTTAAAGCTGATTGTACAGTCTTCAGGGAGCGGCGTGTTGTAACAGCCTTCTCGTGCGCTCAATCTAAAATTCTGCATAAACAGTTCTGTCATCCTACTGTTAACCGGGGCCTTGAAGAGCTTTATATACGCTCCATCTTCGCAGTTGCGTGGACAATAGAAAGCGGGTTCCTTATCTACCGCGAACCCCTCAAAATAATTCTCGTTCGGGTTGTGAAGAAATTCATATACTCCTTCTTCTGTCAGATGTTTCACGTTGTTAATAGTGGCCATAATTTTACCTCCTGAAATGTTATTAGTCAGTTGTTGTTAGCTATTCGATTCCCCCGGCAGCCACTGTTGCGGATAAGCTCGAAGCAGGTTCTTTGGCACGCAGTCGTTCAGAGCGGAGTGTTCAGCAAGAGCCATGTCGATGATGTAATAGTCACCACCATTGCGCATCACATCGATGCTCCACTGCCCTGTCAACTCAATGCGAGGAATAACCTTCTTCAGCTCAGCCAGAACAGTTTGAACGCTTTCGTGGTAACGCTGGTTCAGAATGTCTTCATGCATCTTGTAGACAACATAATCATGGCGTTCCTGTGGGCTGCTGACTTTTTTGAATTCGTTCTTCATAACATCGCTGCGCCAATAAGGACTTGCGCCAAGGATTTCCTTTGTATCAAAATCCACAAACACGCGATATTCTGTGTGCAGCGGCAAACCGTTGTAGATGGTGGGGTTATTTTCTTTGTCCTTGATGTATTCTCTGACGACCCACTCGTTCGTGGTGTTCGCGCCGTAGAAGCAGCGATTGTTCAGAGGGGATGCCATCGAACATGTCAGATGATTCAAAAACAAGAAATACTCGCCCATCTCATTGATTTCCTTCGGGTTATGGATATGAGCGTTGCGGAATTCGTATTTGGAAGAATACGTGCCCGTTTTGATAAAATAGTCTTCGTATCCATCAAGATGGAAGACTTTCTGGCAATAACGGTTCACGATTTCCTTTGTAACGGGATTCAACGTCTCGAAACCAAGGCGGGTAAGCTGCAGCATGGTGATAGGTACGCGAAGAATTTTTGTGTCCGGAACCTTGAAAAATGCGCTGCCGTACAATCCCTCTACCAGAGGAGGAAACCAGAAGCCCATAGAGTTGGGGTTCATCTCAAGCATCTGATAAGTGAAGTCATCAAGGTCGAGGATGTCAAGACCTTGACGGAACATGTTGTAGTAAAACATTTTTGTGCTGTCGTTCTTTGCATTCTTGTAGCCTGCGTAGTTTTGAAGCAGTTCCTTGTACGACGGCTCAGAAATGTCAATCTTCATCAACTTTCCGGTGAGCTGCGGACGGAGTTCTTCGGGGTAGCGTTTCAACTCCTCGTTTGTAACCTCTGTCATAAAGTCGCGGTTGGCAGAGTATGTCACATAATAGCCACCGCGTTCCGCGTTGTAGATGTACAGACGCGTTTCAAGCACCAGTTCTGTGACGATGCGGTCAATGAGCGAATTGAGTTCCGGTGGGAAGTAGACCTTTTTGTCGAGAATTGCTTTGACTGTAGCTGTATCCCACTGGAGCATATTTTCATGCAGCTCTCCGCTTTCAAGAACCTGTGTCTTATAGACCTCATCAAAGGTTTTGAGGGCATCAGGGTCAGTTTTGAGCATTGCTGCAAGCTCCTCATAGGAAAACGGCTTATCTTTCTTATCGGTTAAGATGGCGCTGATTTGTTCAAACATGTCTTTTGTTTCAGTCATTTGTGGTCTCCTTTTCTAAAAAAGCCACCGTTTCTGTAGGAAAACAGTGGCAATGTATAAGTGATATGGTTTAGCTTGCAATGTACAACTCGCTGTTGGAAATGTTCTCCAGCCAGTTTTTGTTCATTACATTACCAAAACGATATTTCTTCTGCGACTTGTAGGACCAATCGCAGCCGGAAACGACATCACCGATGGCGTTCAAGTACAGCTCGCCGCTGTAAAAGTCGATATCGCCGGTTTTGTTGAATTCGTATTCGAGCTTGTCTACATGAGGTTCACGCTTTTTATAGATATTCGAATCGAGATTCTTAGCACGCCCTTCGTTCAGTAAATAAGCCAGATGAAAGTCCGTTACCTTATCGTTACGGTTATATTTCAAGCCACTAAGGATACTTTTACTTTCATATGGGATTACTTCGTGGAAGTTATCACTGCTGATGCAAAGCCCGCACATATAGTCATCTTTTTCATCGCAGTAGGCCCACCACTCCAGACTCGCCATAGCAAGGTCAGCCATCTTATCGACAGCTTTTCCGTTAGTGACCATGTAAAAGCTTCCAACGGCGATACCGCGCTCTTTGACAGCTTTCAAGGTGTATCGAATTGCCGGTATATTCAGAGAGATTTCCCCACCGGTAAAGGTAAGAGAGCTGATATAAGCTTCCTTCTCAAAGTTGTCGAGAAAAGCATCGATGTACTTCTCCTGAATATCGATGCTTTCGGCATCTCCGCGCAGGCAGTGCGCACAGCACATATTGCACCGGCGCGTAACTTCTATGAATACATTGTTTGCGCCATAAATACGCATTTATTTCATGCCCTTTCTGTTATTCTTCCGCGCAATCCTCGTAGTCATCCGTGAAACTCTCGTTGCGGTCAACGACAACATTCACATCGGGCGGAGCGATTTTAGTCAGACCATAGTTCAAGAAGAACGAGCCGGGAATGTCATCGACATCGCCCCAGTTCCAGCAACCACAGTTGATTTCCAGCTGTCGTTTGCCTTCATCCGTCTTGAGATAGTCCTTGACAGCACTGCGCAGGACGTTTTCCGGGTCATGGATTTGCTCCGGATTGTAGCTAAACTGAATCAGTGTGCATTCCGTTGCGGATAAGCCAATGACCTCATTGGCGACGATAGTGAATACTTCCATCGTAAGTTCCCTCCCCTCACGCGTTGACGATACCGCCGTGCTTGGCCAGAACCGCGTCCACGGTTTCTACGGGCACATACCCGTAGACCGTAGCCAGCGGTGCCTCGTCGTCTTCAGCAAACGGCAGAAACTCTTCGACCTCCTCAGACAAGTAGCTGAGTTCGACCTTAGAGTAATTGCCGTCCGACAGGTCTTCGTTCGGTATGCAGTAGTGCATGCTGCTTGCCTGAATCGACAGGTTGAAGCCGTCTGCACAGACTGCAATCGGCCGAAGCGCAGGGGTGCCGAAGATGGTTTTGGAAAAGGTCTTGCGGAGAAATTCGTTAACATTGTTGATAGCCATAGCGGTATACTTCCTTTCTGTTGTATGAGATGTTTTTTGTCAGATGTACTTTTCCCAGAAGCGCTCGAACTCTTCGTCCGGCATCTGGGCTTCGGTTTCATCCATCACGCGGTCGTAAGTATCGCTGGAAATGTCGGTCCCGACAAAATCAGCAACAGCCTCATGTCCGCGCTTTTGGATGGCATCCTTCAGGATAGCCCAACGACATTCGTGAATGGCATCATCCAGCGTTTTGTTGCCATCAGGCTGCCAATACTCGCCTGTCTGCTGAATTCTATAAAACTCATCCAGCGCATCATCAACATTGTTTTCGAGAAGAATATCGTCAATAAAATTGATAGGATAATCCTTGCCGTTGATTTTCACTTCTGCATAACTGAAACAGTCGTCGTCACACGGCATTGCTGCACAGGTGACATCGAAAATTTCGTGCGTTTCCTTGTTTACCTTGCAAGGCAACTGGAATGTTGCTCCGGACTCGAAGTAAGAAAAGACGACCGCTTCCTCAACATCGTTGTCGGGGCATTTCGCAGACTGGATGAATTCCGGCATAGACAGCACATCAATACTCTCTCTTCGGTCGCCCATGGCAGGATAAACCTTCATGATTGTATAACCATCATGCTGCAGCTTTCGGATAACACGGCACAGGTCCACACGGATTTCGTGCGAATCCATAATGGTGCCACGGTCATCCTTAGGTAGGAAGATTTCGATAACTTTGTTGATGTCAGGGGTTTCGGCGACGAAATAGACTTTGTCATTGTGAATTTTGAACATTGCATTACGCTCCTTCTTGTTCATACAAAAAGGGCGGGCTCCCTAAAAACAGGAAGTCCGCCCTTTAAGCGAAATTGTGAATGTACGAAAGGCATAAAACCCTTTCGATATGGAATGTTATCTATCGTACAATTTTTATTGTAGTCGGTTCGCACAAGCACGCAACTATGATTTGGGATGTCAACTACCCCCACCTGAAGGAGGGGGCTTGTAGTCCCGCAGGACTCCAATCTTTTCCCACTCGACGGATTGTTAGGCACGGTTGCTGGTCGTGCGACCGAGTACAATGGGCGTTCACCGCTGTTGCATGGCGGCATAGCTGGGGTGAGAATTGGATTACGCGGGATAGAGTCCCAACAATCCAACATTACGTATGTTTATAGCGGCATTGTGGTCGCGGTTATGTGTTGTACCGCAGCTGCTGCATGTCCAGTTTCTGTCTGCCAGTGTGAGGTCATCTTTTATGAGACCACAAACGCTGCAAGTTTTACTGGATGGATACCACTTATCGATTTTGGCAAAAGTCTTTCCTTGCGATGTGAGCTTATACTCAAGCATCGTGCGGAACATACCAAAGCCATTATCGTTTGTGGATTTACCAAGCTTCAGAGAACCCGCCAAACCGCGTAGATTGATATCTTCCACAAATACGGCATCATACTGCTTGGCTATCGCAGCACTTACCGTATGGCAGAAGTTCTTGCGCTGATTGGCTATATGTTCATGCAGAAGCTGAACTTTATGTAGTTGTTCGTCATAGTTTTTAGAGCCTACCTTCATGCGAGACAGCTTGCGCTGCTCTTTTGCAAGTTTCTCTTCACTCTGACGATAAAATTGCGGATAATTGGCAACTTTGCCATTGCTGTCAACATAAAAGTCATGGGAGGAATAATCCAAACCAAGAGATTTTTCTTTCGTGACAGTAACAGGCTGAATGTCCTTCTCGAACTCATACAACAGCGAAATGAAATATTTGCCGCTGCGAGTGCAGCTAATGGTAGCGCCCTTCAGTACCCAACCAGTACCCGGTTGGCGGTGCTTCTTGATTTTCACCCATCCGATTTTGGGCAGTTTTATCGCTTCATGACCAAGCACAAGGGTATGTACGATACTACCGTCTTTTGTTTTGTACGAATGAATATTCGTTGTATAAGACATCTTGCTCTTGTGTTTGGATTTTAGTTGTGGCGTACCAACCTTTTTGTCTTCAAGATGACGCTTGTTGGCTGCTTTTAAGTCAAGCTGCGTGTTGCACAAAGCGCCGCTATCTACTTCTTTAAGAAACGGAAATTCTTTTTTGTACTTAGCGGGCGTAGGAACAAAAAATGTTCCTGCTTCGTTAAGAAACTGTTGTGCGTCCATAAGCATATGATTCCATGTAAAACGCACACAACCAAAAGTTTTGGCAAGCAATACTGCTTGCGCTCCCGTGGGGTATGCTCTATACTGTATTGCACGATTCAGCTTTACAACAGCCATCGCTTGTCACCACCTTATACTTTAATTTTATGTGGTTCGCATGTTTGTGCAACCTGAAATGTGTGGCAATTCCTCCCCCACATGAATGAGGGAGAATCCTTGCCACGTCTTCTTGAATCGCAAAAGCAAAATGGTCAGACAGAGCTTGCGACTTTGTCTGCAATTTAATTTATTGACAATTTGGTGCTGTGTTGGTATAGTTAGAGTAAAAGGAGGGCTGTATCACAATGAATATTTATCAAGAGCAAATCAGAGACATCTTTGGCACCACCGACCTTAATCAGCTGCGCCAGTATGCTGCACAGCTCAAAAGTGTGCCATGCACTCAAAAAAATCCACGCAATGCGGGAAGGAAATCTTGTTTATCTGAAGACCAGATAGTCGATATTGTGGAGCTGCATAATTCTGGTTTTAGTGCAGCTGCTATTGCGGATAAATACGACGTTTCCCGCCAGACGATATACAAGTATCTCGACAAAGCTCAGCATTTCAGTGACGACCCGAATTATACTCTGCGCATCAACTACATGAACAGGCAACAGCTCTGTACTACGATTGATGTTGATTTCCGCCACGAAAGAATCAAAATCAAAAACTATACAGATAAAATCCCTCTTCGCGCATTTGGTGTGGTGGAAGAACCTTCGTGGAAAGATTTCGATATTTTCCTGCAAGACCGTTGCCTTCCTGCGAGCCGGGCCGGTATCAAGGAAATTCTGCGTGATATGGGCGTCCCTTTTTATGACCCGCTCCTTATCATCGAGAAGACGGAAGGCCGCATAGCAGGTGACCATCAGTGGATGCAGCTTATTAAGAGACCTGCCGCGTAACAGGAGGCCAATATGCAGCTTGTTGACTTCAACAACTTAGAGCCGCAAGAAACTCTAAATCACACATCTAAAGGCAATCAGCTGAAATGGAAGTACGACGGTTACTGGTATAAGGCTGACCACATGGGATACGAAGGCTTAGCTGAAAGCATCGTGTCTGCATTGCTTGAAAAGTCCAGTATCAAGTACCCTTTCGTGAAGTACGAATATTCCAAGATTTTATATCACGGTCGGACATACAATGGATGCAGAAGTGAGAATTTTATTCTCAAGAACAGCAGAGCCACGCTAATACCTCTCGAAAAGCTCTATCGCAGCTATACCGGTGGCAGCCTTGCCATTGATACTGCAAAGCAGGGTGATGTCCAAGAAAGAATCAAGTTCTTGGTTGATTTCGTTGAGAAGCATACCGGAATCAGAGACTTTGGACCATATCTGACAGCAATGCTCGAAGTTGATGCTTTCTTCTTGAACGAGGACCGCCACACGAACAACATCGCTGTTTTGTATGACGATACCGATGAGACCTATTCGCTCTGTCCGTTGTTCGACAATGGCTTGTCACTCTTATCCGACACCAGTTTGGATTTTCCTTTGGAACGACCATTAGAAGATTGTCTGCAAGCAATAGAAGCAAAGCCGTTTTCGCGGCATTTTGATGACCAGCTTGATGCTGCAGAGGGATTATATGGCATCCAATTGAGGTTTTCTTTTGGTTCGCATGATGTGAAAGACATAATCGATGCATTCCGTTCTGAGTATGACAATGACATCTGCAATCGTTGTGAAGCGCTTATTCGTCGGCAGATGCATCATTATAGCTATCTCATACAAAAATGAAAACAGGGCAACGGCCATTGCGGTCGCTGCCCTATTGTTTTGCGCTGCTGCATGAAAAAAGCCGCCCACCAGAAGGTGAACGGCGCTATACAAAATTAAGTGATTTTATTCAAACCACCAAATTTCGTAAATACCCCTTTAAGGTTTGCAAATTCCGCAAGCCGAGTACCCTTCTTGGATGAGCTCGTCACGTGCCCCCATATAGTCGATTCGATTCTTTTGACTCATCGATTCGACTGCAGAGCAATCGGGCATGTGGAACTTCATGGTACTCGTGTTCAGAACGTATGTCTCGTCTATGACAAGTGAAGCTTTGTCCTGTTCATCCTTGGAATCTGCAGCACTACCGGCTTCAATCTGATTCTCATCATGATATTCACCGGAAGTGAAACTTACCTCTTTGCCATCCGAAGTGCAGTAAATATCACCCAGCAGGTCTGTGCGATAAACCTCGACACCTTTGTTTTGCAACTTGTCGAGTGTTTCCTGATGTGGATGACCGTAACTGTTCCCTGTGCCACAAGAAATCACAGCATATGTTGGATTTACCGCATCCAGAAAAGCCTCTGAGGTAGATGTACTTGAGCCGTGATGACCTACTTTCAGAACTGTTGACTGAATGTCTTGTCCCGATGCAAGTATCACGTTTTCCGCTTCCTGTTCCGCATCTCCGGTAAAGAGGAACGAGGTGTTTCCATAGACAATACGCAAAACAATCGATGTATTGTTCGTATCATCGGGAACAGAATTAACACCAACTATCGTGAATTCTGCTTCCCCTAGAGTGTAGGTTTCACCCACATCTGGTATCGTGATGCCTCCGCCTTTTTGCTCCGCGTAGCTTGCAAAGTCCCGAAATGCTTTGCTGTCGTATTCTGTCACAGGGCATAGAGTCACGTCCGCAGTGACGGCCTCAAAAGCACCGGACAAACCGCCGATATGGTCTTCGTGTGCGTGGGTTCCAACGACATAATCCAGGTGTCCATCGGTTTCACGCTGCATAACGGAATATAAGAGGTTAGAATCATCTACATTACCGCCATCAATAAGCATTGAGTGGCCGTCACAGGTGATAAGGGCGGAATCCGCCTGCCCTACGTCTATAAAGTGAATAGTAAAGCTGCCGTCCACCGAATCGCCAGCCGTCTGCTCGCTGCTTGCAGCGCTTTCTGAGACGGCCCCGGTGCTGGATGGACTTTCCGAGGTTATCGGACTCTGACCGCAGCCGGTGAAGCTGAGTGCAAAGAGCGCAGCGATGATTGCCGCTGTACTCCGTAAAAGCTTGTTTTTAATTTTCATGAATTCTTCTCCTTTCAACAAAAAAAGCGGACCTACCCCGCTATGGGATAAGTCCGCTTAAAATACAGATTGTGAATCCTACTGATTGCTTAGTATCTGTTCACACTTTACATTGTACGGCGTTCGTATATTTTGGCAAGCGCTATTTTTCCCCAAACTTGATGTCGATATATACAATCTCAAAGCACAACGCAGCGCTCAAAACAAATCCAAGAACAACATATGACGGATGGGTCAAGGACCAGCCAGGATTCGCTAGATACCCATGCCAATATCTAATGTTAAGTACAAAAATAAACACCGGCAGAATTAGATACCAGATGGTTTCCAGCACAATTTTGATATCTTTTCGCATCTCACTCGCCTCGAAATTCGAGCGGAATCATGGCCCGACGCTTTCGAGTTTCTGCATACCAGAAAGCACCGAATCCGGCCAGGATAGCGAAAATGATGATTTTGAAAAGCCTTTTCATTTAGTTCTCCTTTATGCTGCGGATGCAAAGATGTCACCGCACGGAGCATTTGTAAACATATCAGTTCGTGAAGTCACATTACTGATATTCCAGTTTTGAATAGGCGAACAAGGCCGGATTTTATCGAACCGCACTCGACAGGTACTTCCAGAGCGTCGAAGCCTTGACGGAACGAATTAACCTGGTATTCACCATAGTTGGCAGGATGCCAAACCTTTAGCGCTGATTCTATTTTTTGAGTCAGAAGAGTTTTTGCCATGGCTGCTCCAATCCTCATCGAATGATTTCGTGCGCAATAACGTCGGATTCCGTACAAAAGATATCGCTGTAATCGGCCTCATCATTGCCCGCACAGACCTCATGCTGATATGGTGCAGTACCCTTTCGCTCAATTTCGATGCGCCAGATACCGTTCGTATAGCGCACTACCAAAATCGTGTCATCATCCAGGAACAGCCGAACTCCCTTGACATCGAAGCAACCAATTTCATCGACCCCATAGTTGGAATTATCCAGGCAGACAAGGTCGTCACTGGACCCACAAATTTTGACCACGTTGCACCTCACACCGTTTTCTGTTCGCTGGTGACAATGCGCGGGATGAATAGAAATTCAGTTTTTCTTGTTTCAGTGTTGGTTCTCCGAATGACCGTGCCATCCCGAACGATTTTCACGCCATCCTTATTGATGACAGGCTTTTCTTTGCCGACGAAGTTCATCAGTTCCAGCTCTTCAACAGTGTAGTTATCCCGGTGCAGCCATTCCGTGAGCTCACCGTCATCGTCGAAAACCGGGACAGCCTCGCTCCCCAGCGTGCTCCTTGCTTCAAACTTATTCATAGTTTTTGTCTCCTTGCAACAATTTTTTATGCGATTTATCGGAATTTTTGGGACTATATCTTAGTTTTGCAACATCCATACAGCTGCAAAGACTCAAGTTGATGGCATTACCCGGCTTTCTTGGTTTTCTTGGTTTCGGGTTTTACGATACCGCCGTTGGCATCATAAACATTGTACGGGAAATCGCCGTCATTGACGCGCTTGGCAACGCGCTGCCCGGTAGCCGTCTTGTAATACTGGTTCAGCCGGTTGGCTGTACGGTAGAAGGCAAACTTTGCATACTGTGTGCCGCGTTTGACACGATTTTCACGCAGCAGTTCGTCCCGCAGCGTGATAGCATAATGCTCGGCTTCGTTGTTGGTGAATCCAGAATAGAACACGTCCATGAATTTCTCAATGTAGATAGCGGGGACATCGTTCATGGCGGCTACAATGATAGCCGCTGTCGTACCGGCGGAGTTGAGTCCCGGCAGCGTAGCTTTTTTGATGCATTTGGATGTAGATTCGATTTGCGTGCGATACCTCATCAGCCACTCGCTCAGAGCTTCTTCGTGGCTGAGATTTGAGCCTGCAAACAGGCGACCAATGAGGTTTGCTGCGGAAAGAATTGTATTGTTTGTCCAGCTCATATCGTACTCGGACATCTGCACGCGATTCGCCATGGAGCGGATGTTCCCGGAATCGATGTGCTGAGACTTGGCGGCATTAAAGGTCACGTTCATACGCACGGTCACGCCTGACTCAACGATAGCAAGCAGTCGATGCTGACCATCGACCAGCGTGCCATCGGAGGCAATGGCGATACCCTGATGCGTTGTATCCCAATGCCCTTCTCTCATGTCTTTCGCCATCTTTTTGACTTTGGCGACGTTCACGTTCCGATTGTTATCGTTCCTCTCAAGCCATTTTGCTGCCTGTTCGGGCGAGATTTCGTAGCCATCCCGCGTTCTCTGATTGAAATTATAGCGTCCCATTTGTGATTCCTTTCTGCCCAAGTAGGCGTGTGTTTGATATTTGTTATTGATATTCAGAAAAATTCCCTGATTTGTGATTATATTCGTGTTGGTCGAGTTGGCGTGGCTGCATCGAAACAATGCGCTACGTTCTGAGTCTGTGCATAACGCCTCCTCTCATCAGCAGCGATATGGCATCCCTGCCGATTGAACCACGAGTTCATGAGCTATCGTTTGATTTTCTGAATCAGCCAAAGCTGAGCTGCTCCGAGTCAGTTGAAAAGAAAGCCGCCTTTTTCTTTGCCTGCTCTTTTGCACTCTTACTTATCGTTTTCTTCGTGCCGTCCAGATGATGTTTGCTCTTGTACGAATAGCCTTTCCAGGCAGCCTGATAGGAAAGGTAGCCATATCCGTTAGCATTGTCCAGGACTTTATCAGTAGCGGTCTCGACCACAACATAACGGGGCTGGTTGGGCTTTGAGAGTTCATCGCTTTTCACGACACGATAGCTCTTCTTCTCATCTGCGCAGTACTTGGAGAACGGCAATGCGGATTCCTTTTGGGGTTTGGCTTTTGCCTTGGTATTTTCGGTATTTCCCTCGACGGAATCCACCAGTTCAGAGTCAAAGAACGCCTCATCAAGCGGTACATTGGAGCTGTTCTGCTTCTTTGCTTCTTCGATTTTCTGATACATGGCATCTTCGGCGCGGCGCATCTTCCAAACCTTGATGAGGGCTTTTTCCGGGAACGTGATGATGAGTCCCTTTTCGTCCAACATCTTTCGGACAGCAGGAGCAGCGAAAGACTTATACTTTGCATACGGTCCTTCCTTGTGCTGTTCGATTTCATGGCTTACCTGCGTCATGTATTCCTCAAATGCCTTGTTCTGGTCGAGCCAGAATTCGACTTCAGAATAAGGAGAATCATGGTCCACGATTTTCTGGAGTTCACAACTCTTTGCATAAGCAAGGCAAGCATCTTTTACATCGACAAAGCCCATCCCGAAATTATCGTTCAGGGTGTTTCGACGTGCTCCGTCCATCACAAAATAGCGGCTTCCTTGCTTGATGATGGCAATACCGTCGCCGGAAGTGATAGTGGTGGGCTCTTCCGCATATCCGTCGTCAGTCCATCGGTCGATAATCGACGCGGTATCCTGTACAAAACCTTTCCTGCAGGTGTAGTCATCTGCGCTATCATAAACCCGTTTCGTAATGCACTTGGTAATTGCGTCAATCAGAGCGTCTATATCCTTGATTTTTACGCTGTACATCAGGTTACTTTTGACGTTCCAGACAACGCCATATGGTAGCCCCAATGCCATCATGGAACACGCACACTGCAGAAAATGCTTATGTGCCAGGCTGCTGATGAACTTGATGCAGTAGACGGTATTATTCTTTACGACATCCGCAAGGCCCGAGGTATAAATCACTTTATGGTCCTTAGTATGAATTTCGATATCGCCGCGTGCCTGAACATATTCATCGGGAGTGAACACGGTTCCAAGCCGCATACTGAGCGACATTTTGGCTTTTGCGTTCACAAAAGGAGGCTTGACCTGTTTTACATACCTGCACTGATTCGTTTCGAGTGCTGTGAGCAGTAGAACCTTATCCTCGACCGTTGCGCCCTTCTTGATTTTCAAATACTGCATGTCTTTATGCAGGTCCATGTAATACGCAAGTGCGTCATCTATATCGTAGGAATTAAAGAATCCTGCCTGCATGTAGATGCTGATGCAGGGAGACAAATCAATCATTGCATCTGCCGTCTGGATATCAATGGTCGTGGTATCATTACGTTCAATCGGTGCGACTTCCAACAGCTTATAGCAGGCATCTACATCCTCGATGAATTTATGGTCAAACATCTCAGAGAATGCGAACGGATGTGGAAATCCGCGAAGAGTTTCAGTTGGGGTCATCAGAGATTTATCGCTCAACGGATGGTCTGAGTTTACGAAAATGATTCGCTGCTTTCCACGGCTTGCTGCGACACAAAACAAATTTCGAAGAATCTCATATCGTGCCATCGGTTTGCTTGTACGAGACGACCAGTATTCTTCCGTGAAATCAAACACAACGCAGATAGGCCGCTCCATACCTTTGCTGCCGTCAAAAGTTGTGAAGATACCAACATCCGAGGAGGGTGCTACTGCCTTATTCCCATCATTGTCTGCGATACTTGCATAGACATGATGCTTGTCATAGAGGTTCCCCGGTCGATTCTCCAAGTCGTTGAGTACCTTCGTCATGGCTCCAATTCGAGCACCCAGGCAAAGGACATTTTTGGGGTTCTGCTTATTCAGGAACTCTGTCACTTCATCGACCGACATCTGTTCCACGATACAGGAGCTATTTACGCCGTTGATGGTCTTACCCCAGATATTGCCAAGCCGTTCTGCCAAGTCATGGGAAATACGGAAACACTTCGTGAAAATCACTTGTTCATGACGGCCGAGGAAATCCTGCATGAATGTCCAGACATCCAACGCTGTATCATCGTAGATTTTCTGCTTCATATCGCCCACTGCGACGATTTGAAGGCCCGGATTCTTAGAGCGGATATATTTGAGCAGTTCTGCAATCTCGTCATTGATATCCTGATACTCGTCAATGATAAGAGTATCAATCGGCGGAATCGGAATTTTCTTTTCCAATACCATGGCAAGCTGTTCGCCCTGTCCGCAATTCCGGATTCCCTTTTTGTTCAGCAGCAGGCTTGCAAATCCATGATAGTTCTGAACCAGGACATTGCCATTCTTGATTTTGTCTTTGGCATCAAGTTTGAGTAATCGGTTGTAGGTCAAGTACAAAATACGCCGTTCCGGTGGATATGCATCGCAGAGTACGTTGATAGTCGATGTTTTTCCGCTGCCGATGCAGGCGTCACACAATACGTTTTTGCCCGACAATGCCAAATGTACGAATTCCTGCTGTTCGCTTGACAAGTCGTTCAGTGTCATAGCCAAATTCTCCTTAACAAACAAAAATGCCCCGGCAGCATCCAATTCAGATGCCGTCAGGGCACAATTTTTATCTTATTAGGGTTATTATATCTGATTCGCACAGATGTGCAAGCTTTATTTTACAGTCCCCGCGCCGGGAAAGCCCACTCCGTAAGGGGTGGGAGTGCGTCAAATAACGCGTCGCAGATACGACTTATTGATTTCTACCAACAGTTCTTCAATCTTCCCACAGTCTGGCTTTGCAGGAAGCGCAGTCTTCTTCACATCATACTGAAATCTCTTTTCGAGTGCATCAACAAGCTCAAAGAATTCGGGTGCGTATGACCCGTCTTCACGCAGGTACTTGCCGTTGCGAATCGCCAACAGTTCCTCGCGTTCCTTGTCTCGGTGAGTGATAATCTCGCCTTTTTCCAGAATATCGAACGCCGTGTAGTACAACCGCACAATGTGCATCGCGTGTTTGTTGATGTGGGCAGCATCTTTTTGTGCTTTCGGATGCTGCGGCTGCTCATACTGGTCGATGGTCGTAGTCAGACTCTTTAGCAGCGACTTTAGAGAGGTGACTGGATAATCGTTCAAGCTGCCAGAAATCAGGAGCGGATGTTTGCCTTCTTCATCTGTATCCTCACTGATGGAGATTTCAAAAATGTCATCCACGCCCCATCCGGTAATCAACCGTTCCAGGCTTCTCTTCTCGAATTTGTTCTTGAATGCTTCCGGCGAGGCCCCATTACGAAGGAGTCCCATCTGCAAACGTCTGAGCTGGTCGTTTGCAAAGCCGCCATAGCTGTAGGCAATGCGCCGAGTCAAGAACAGTTCCCTATTGTCAAGCAGCATTTGGCCTTCCGGCGTCATGTTCACATATAGCTCCGGGTCATTGCCAAGAAGTTCGATAATGCTGGGATTACCCTGCGCAAGCAAGCCGACAAACTTGTTCACAGCGTAGATGACTGTATCTGTCCGGTTGTCAATGGCCTGCTCGAAGCGGTTAAACCCTAAGATTTCGGGTGAGCCTGCCACGCCACGTATATCGATATCGGAGCCTTCGACGTTGGTTCCGTAGGCATGACTGCCGCTAAGCGTTAGGAATAAAATGCTGCTCCCCAAGTGTTTGTTGGTGTGCAGGAAATCGTATTCCTCACGCCAGAGGACTGCTTTCAGTTCTGCGTTTGTCATCGGCTTTTTCACTCACTTTACTGATGATGTTGTTGTTTCTTTACTAATATTATCCCACTATCGTACTTTTTCTCAACGGCAGGTGCCATTTGTTTACAATCTGTACATATTTGCGTCCCTACAAAAAAGAAAGACCATTACCGATTTTCGGTAAGGGTCTTTCTGCTATTACTGTTGGAATTTCCAAATCTCAACATTCAGATTCCAGGCTTTTGCTGCATCGCTGATGATGTCCAGAACCGTGTCCCAGTCGCCTCCGGCAAGGCCGCAGCCTAAACCATATGGCAGCCGGACGATTGCGCTCTGATTCTTTTGAGCACAGTCTCGGAAAAACGAGAACAGTGCAGTCGCTAGTGCAGCGTAATTTGTTTGTCTTTCGCCCCGGCCATAGCCATTTTGGCCGAACAGGTTCACGATGTACAGCTTCGGCTCTACCAGAACTTCTTGATAAGTCCCAAGCTTGTTGCCATCACTGCCATAGCAAAGTCCCAGATAGCGCCGATATACTACCGGCCATTGGCTGCGAATTTGCATCGCGAGTCCGGCTCCCATCACGCCTTTGCAATTTACTTGCTGGCAAATGTAAGTTGGCTTACTCGCAGAAAGTCGTGAAAAAATATTGCCGTCGATAAATCTAATGCCCATCTTACTTACCACCCTTTCCAAATTTCGAAGCATTCCCTGGATAGATGGTGTAGTCCGTGCCATAATCAACGTTATTGTCTCGGTATACGAGCTCTACATTCGACATGCTGGTATAGAAAACCTTGTCTCGGTAACGGCTATCACCGATTTCAAATTTGATGTTTTGCCCGTTGTCCACGATTTCGTAGCTTACGAGAGCGGATACGGTCCAAATGTTGTCGTAGCGAAAATGAATGTAATTGTATTCCGGTTTCATCTCAGCACTTTCCGGTGTGGCCAATATCTGGTTCGGGATATCTTCGAGTTCAGACATTGTGGTACTTGTCACAGTGCTGATTGCGTCCTCACAGCCAGCCAAAGGTAGAGCCAGGCAGCATAATGCCATAGCAGTTCCAATAAATTTTTTCATGGTAATTTCCTCCGTTTGATTTATATTGTACGCAACTCGCACAAAAGAAAAAGCCACCCAGCAGCCATACGGCTCCCGAGCAGCTTCGTGTGAATCCTATTGTGTGAATAGTATCTCTCGTACAAATCCGATTGTATAAAATTCGCACATCAGGTCAAGTCATACTGGCAGCTACGCATCCTGGCACCTACGGTTTCTGCGGACAAAAGGATGCAGCTACGCAGACAAAAAAGTCCTACCCGCATTTTACTGCAGGCAGGGTTTGTTTTTTGCTCTGTGGCGTTTAGCCCTCAATATCAAAGGTGTAGCTGTCTTCTTTCATCGCGACAAGGCCCTTGAACGTCTGGTACTCAGCTTCGTCCAGGAATGCCTTGATGGTCAGGCTAGTATCCTCATTATCCAGCCATTCGGGACGCATTCGGACAACGAGGTCGTGTAGCTCTCCGACAACATAGGCCATCAGGTCATGGTCGCCCAGAGCCTCGCCAATTGCTTCATCATCGCATTCGACGGGAAAGCTGATGGATGCGGCAAGGCCGTCAAGTTCATCATCGTCTTTGGGGCGGATTACAGTGGCTTCGAGTTTCAAAATACTGGTGTTCATAGTGAAATTTCCTTTTTTGTGTGTTGTGCTTTATCTTTCGACATCTTTAATTGTATTCAATTTGCACGGATGCACAAGGCAAAACTGTGGCAAAATTGTGGTAAAGACAAGGCGCATAGAGCTTGTTCCGTCACCAAGCCGGAAAGCTCAAGAATCAATCGCTTTGCTCAAATATGTCATCTTGTGTGTTTTATTGTCATTTGTTGTAAATTAGCGCTTGCTTTTTAGTGCGAGATGTGCTATTATAATTACAGAAGATGACAATTTTGTACAGTAAATGACACATCTGAAAGGAGTACACCATGATTTCTCTTAACCTCGCCACGCCCGTGATTTTCTATAAGCAGCTGCCCGGCATCGCTAAGAAGCTGGATGTGGATGCTGATTTTTTGAAAGGCTTTCTCACCAACGCCAGGTGTTATGTCGAGGATGCCGGAAAAGGTGAAGTGCTTGAGCTGGACAACTCGGCCGACACGATAACGAAAGTTGTCGCAACCCATGAGAAGCGTTTTTATGGCGCGGAAGCCATTGTGGAATTCGCCAAGAGCAAAGGCGTGGATATTCCTGCACTGAACCATTTTGAACTTGGTGCAGATATCTCTGCCCATGCAACGGAAGACCAAGTTGCCAACATCACTGCATTGGCCGCACGAGTCGAGCGCCTCAATAATCGGTACAAGAGTCTTGCCCGGCTTGAAGCCCCGGACGTCATCCTGATGAACGAAGCAAGGATGGTGCGTGAGGCAGTAGAGCAGCTGGAAGATAACAGCGGTACATACTCCCCGGCTCTTGACCAGAACGGGGTTGCCTATCAATCCTTGAAGGATATTGGGTATTCTCTTGTCACCGGTTGGGACAAGTCGGTACTTGAAAAGAACAGCAATAAGGATACGGAGGCCACCTTTCCCAAAGAGCCCGACTTTCAAAGGCTGGCATCGCTGGTCAAAAAAGCCATCGGAACCCGCACACAGGGCAAGTTTGCGTTTCAGGCAGGACTGACTCGTGGGTATATCAGCAGCCTCGTGAATGGCAACGCAAAAGCTCAGCCGACCGAAAATACCATCAAGAAAATTGCAAGCGCAACGGATGCTGTCACGGAGAACGAGCTTCGTATCGCCTGTGGGTATGAGCCCTTGCCTGACGACGGGAAAGACAAGCTCTCTATGCAGCGTGCAAGCATGTCTGATGACGCATGGCAGAAAGACAATGTGGATGCATTCCTCTCTTTTCTGAATGAAACGATTCCAATGTCCACTCCTCTTTCGTCCACTGAAATTCTTCAAGCTCTTTTCAAGGAAAAATACGGTGACAAGAACGACCAGATTCTGCTGGAAAAGGTCTCTGCCCCCGGCACCTATCGTGCGGAAGGTACGGCTGCTAATGTCATTCTACCCATTCGTCTTTGTTGGTTCAGCTTCAAGCGGATGCTGATGCAGACCCTCTATGTGGGACTTATCGGGCATTACAGCAAAAACGATGAGCTGTACATTACCGGATACATTTCTTCTGTGAAAGAGCTGCATGACGCGGTTCCGGCGCTGCGAGGCGGCATTGATGCGGCCTATGACGCGAGTCTGCCGGAGGGAATCGACATCATGAAGTTCCCGGTATTTTACACGGCTTCCAATGTTCAGGAAGCATACAAGCGGGTCCAGCAGAAAATCGTCTCCAAAATTGACGATTACTTTGCCAGCGAAGTGAAGGTTCGCGTTTCCGGCATCGGCTTTTATACCGATACCCTCTCGGATGAAAAGTTTGTGGAATTCATGCGTCTTCATAAAGCAGCACTGACCGCTCCTTCTGCTCCTATCGAACTCCGGGACATCTATGAAAACGTTGTTGAACGTCACGGCCGCCCTGAGGATTTCCTTGTGGAAGACAGCGACTTTGACTGTAAGGCTTCCGTTATCGCCTATGCGATGAACAATGAGACGATTCTCTGTGCAGGGCAGGACATCTTTGACGGGATGCTGGGCAGCAAAGAAACCGATGCAGAAAATTGCTCTTGCGTTTCTGTCTCTGACAAAGAGTTTGCCCGTCTGCATTCCAAGTTTGGCCTCAAGAAAGAGGACGTTCTGGAAGCTATCAAGGCATACGCGCAGGAGCTCGGTCTGGAGTACGGCCCCGTCAACTACTTCATGATGTGTGACCCGAAATATGCAAACGACCTTGGCGAGATTGTGCAGTGAATCGTTCTGAACGCGGTAAGGTGATTTGCCGCCGTATTGGCTGCCACAAGCATAAAAATAAGGCTGCTACCCATTACTGGGCGGCAGCCTTTTGTCTTGAAAAAAGAAAACGAGAACACCGTCGGCAACGGAGTCCTCGCAAAAGATAGTTCTTTTTGATTACGTTTCTAATTATATGGGACTCGCAATGCATTGCAAGCATTATTTGCCCGCTTGCTTTTTCAGCTTATCCCTCGTTTCCATGAGAATGATTCCGAGCCGATTCTGACCCGGGATGTTCCGGCATTTCGGGCAGTGGCAGTTGCCCCAGTAATTGTCATGCCAGCTGGTCGTGTCTTCCTCAATAGGCTGAGTACCCGTTTCGAGGAGGCGCTGTTTGAGGTCCTCATTCTGCTCGAACTTGGCCATCACCACGCGGCGCATCACGTCGTCCCGAGCCTTATCCCAGTTTGCGGGGATAGCTACATTGCGGCCAAAGCGCTTGGCAGAAGCCGGTGGCATGTCCGCAAACTGTCTGCGCTCTTCCAGTGGGACCTTGTGACTCTGGAATGCTGCCTCGGCGTTCTTGTAACGAATCCCATTCATCACAAATTCGCAAGGATAATAGTTGCTCATGAACCAACTACGGTGGTTCTCTTTCTTAACTCGAATCATGCAAACTCTCCTAATTTCTAACTCAGGCGGCACTTTTATCGCTGCCGTTCTTTTTCTCTGCCGTTGCACTCAACAGGCTATCAAACAAATCAACTGCCGTAGACACAAACATCTGGCTCTGAATCGAGATTTTTCTCCGCTCCGGAGTCTGCCCTTTCATGTGTGCAGCGGCACTATAAATTGCTGCCAAAACCTTGTGCTTCATCAAAGCAGATTCTTTGATATCCGCTCATCAAAGCAGATTCTTTGATATCCGCGTTATCAGCAGCAAGGTAGTTGGCAAGGTTATAGGCCCGTCCAAGCATCAGCTCATCGTACAGCGGAGCATTGTGCTGGACCATGGTAGTGTAAACAGCAGGTTGTTCTCCGAAAGTGCTGAATCGGATGCCTCGGAATCCAGAATTCAGCTCATACAAAAGCGTGAGGCGTTCGGTCAGAAATACTGCCGTTTCGGAGAGTTTTTTTGCCATTTCGTCAGGCAATGAAGCAGTATTGTCCTGCCGTACCGCGTGCAGAATTTTTTGGCTAAAAGCCGTTTCGCATATTCCTGCACATCGTGGTCAAGCTCGTAGCAAATGTGGCTTGCTGTTTTGTCTGTACGCATATGATTACCTCCTGGTTCTTGCCGCCTTCTGTTGTTTGACCCACGCTTCGGCTTCCTTTACTGTGGCATACACTGCCGTCTCACCGCGCCGGGCAATCTGCTTTCGGGCATTCTGAGCTGCCTGCTCACTCTTGTAAGTTTCATAGCAAATGTAGGACCCATCCCATCGGGCAAGGTAGCAATAATATTCGTGGCTCTTGGCGGGAGCTGTCGGGACACACTCTCTGTGAATCGCCGCAGCAGCTTTCTGCTGATATGGCCGTGGGTCAATCTTCTTTGTTGTAATCATATTTCACCCAAAAAACAAGCAGGCCCGAAATGAGCCTGCCTTACATTTTCCCAATTTAGTTTATTGCCCGCTGCATCACAAATATGATGCCGGTTGCCAAAACCATAACGCCAATGTCTCTGACAACGGTTCCGACCCGTTTATCATTGGTAATGTCCTGATTCCATTCAAATCCCCAACCAATCATAGCGACACCAACCACAATCAAAATAACACCAACAATCGTTAAGCTTTCTTCTGATAAACCGTACATAGTGCATTTCCTTTCCGCAAACAAAAAGTCCCGCACAAACAACTCATGCGGGACAACGATAAGATATATTTTTGGTTTATATTTTTCATTGTACGCAATTCGCACAGATTGACAATAGAAAATTACAAAATAATTCCCGCATGAGCGTCGTTGCTCACACGGGAAAAAATTTCTTAATATTCAGTGCAGAGAACCGTCAAAAGGCTGGAGAAGTAGTACATTGCGATGGTCGTGATTTTCACAGCATCGCTTCCCTGCCCGTTTGCAAGGCGCGTAAAGGTGCCGCCATTCTTGAGTCGGGTCATGGTCAGGTACATGAGCATATAGGTGTTCACATAGACGTCTGTATATCGCTGACCGTCGTCCTCGTAGCGCTGCGGGATACATTCCTGACTCAACATTTCAATGAGCTGATACCAGGATTTCAGATACAGAGGGCTCTTCGGTTCATTCAGAGCATTCTGAGCCTGCTTCTGGTATTCTTTCAGAGTTTCATCAGTCAGGGGCATAAACTCGACGTTTGCAAATTTGTCACGGTTGTAGTAGAGCCACAGCGTGGCATTGGACAGGTCCATGCAGATACCGGCAAGCTTCTCTGCCTTATCGTCTTCCAGCTGAGTCACCGGAACGCTCGGGTCATCGATTTCGGCATCTTCGGAAGTCATGTCCACAATCCTGTAGCTGTTCTCTTCTGCCCGAATTTCAGAACTGACGAAGCGCTTGAAATCGTCAACGAGCTTCCGATAAGCTTCGAGCTGAGCATTTTCTTTCTGTTCACTCATAATGTGTATCTCCCTTTTGGATTTCAATTTATTATATGGATATCGCACTTTTTGCAAGGGCTTTTAACCCAAGCACCTTTTGCGCCGTTTGTCAATAGCCACAAAATATCAAAGTACTGGTAAAATTAAGGTGGGAAGACGTTCTGGAACCATGAAACACAGGGCGCTGCCTCTTGCTTATGGCTGCTGACTTTTTTCAGCTTGCATTCTGGCCGCTTTTCTTAACCTCGGCTGCAACCTTCAAGCGGCGTATGTACTCTTCCAGTTCCTCCAGTGTATAGGTCTCTTCCGTCTCAATCGGCTCTTTGGCATCTTTGGGCAGATAGCTTTTCGTACAGACAAACTCAGGGCTCGTTACAGGGCAGTCCAGGACAGTTTCATCGTACAACTCTTTCTCGATGTTGTGGTAGAAAAAGAACGGGATATGCCGCCCGCAATCGTCATCCGATTCTGTCCAATCCGGGAGTTCCTGGATTTCGCGGCCGTATGTTTCATACAATACCGTGTTTGCCCGAGCATTGCCAAGCAGGGTATTGTACAGCTTGAAGTTTTCCCTCACTTCACGGCGAAAGAACTTCGGGAGCGAGAACTTCTCGTATTCCAGCTTCGTATCAGAACGTAGATAGTAGCGGTACTGCGCCTCGACCGGCATGAATTCAGTCGTGTTGTTCAGCTCTTTCAAAGCGTTGAGTCGTTCACTCGTTTTTTTGACATTATGTCTTGCAAAGCCCAGATACGCTGAAACCAGAATCATTAGAATAAGAGCGGCAAAGATAATGACGATGAACCATTCCTCGCCTTCGATATGCGGCAGGTGTTTCAGAATACTATCCTGGATAGCATAAGGAAGGTCATCGAACCATTCATAGAACCCAATCGGGTCCTGATAAGTATGGGAAGCCATGATATTTACCTCATCCCATCAATAGATGAATTTGCATTCCCGACGTTCCCGGCCATTGCCGCACCAGTAATGCCGCCAGCGGGGAGTTTTGCCTTCCCCATTCTTTTTGTATTCTTTGGTCGCATTCTCACCAACGGTATATGTCTTGACGTTGATTCGCTGTGCCTTTCCCTGAAACACGAATACCGGGCGGTCACGCTTTTTGGAAGTTTCCAAGCGGACATCAGGGTTCTTACTGGCAAGATAGTTGGCGCACAGGATTGCCAGCCGGACATAAGGCGTTCCGTTGTCAAAGACCGAAGGCACTTCTTCCATTACAGCCGGAACACTGATACCGTTCACTTGCCGCTGCCCTGCTGCCTTTTCCAGGTATTCTTTCGTGCTCCGAGTTGCTTCCGTCAAGCTCTGGTTTTCTTTGGCCCAGGCAGGCAGAGTCAGGAACGTGAAATCATCATGGCTGCCTTTGGCCGGGCCGACAAGAACGATGCCGAAAGCAGTGGTCTTCTCTTTCTCTTCGAATTCCACATGCACGAACATACCGTTGTAGTCGTAGCTGTCATACACCGGGATAAAGAAATCACGAATCGGAAGCCGCTGCAGGATATCCTGATGAATCGCCATGTCATCCGTATCCATAAGAATTTTCTGGAACTCGTAGTCAAAATCATAGACCGTCTTCGTCTGGTTCCAGCAGCCGATGGTGAAGCAGGGGAAAATCTGTGCAGCAAGGACACGCTCGAAACCCGGCGTGTTCATTTTCTGCGCTGCCGTCACACAGCAAAGCGTTGAAGATTTGTTGTACTCTTCCAGAGTCTTCCCACACGGGTCACTGAACCCAAAATGGTTACGGGTCTGTTTGGTAACGGCATTCGCCGTCAATGCGATTCTCAGCTGTTCATTGGTCATTTGCTATCCTCCAAAAGTTTATTTTTTGTCATATGCAAACAGCGCTGAACCATGCCGATGGTGAATTTTCGGGTCGTTAGCACTGTCATGAGCTTGCCTTCATTACCCTTGATAGTTCGTTCCAAAATGTTCCAGGATTCGGTTTCAGGCTTGACATTGGTATATAAGTCCAGCGGAACATACAGCCACGCAATTTCACTGTCCTGCATCACGGCATAGGATTGCAGGATTTTATCAATTGCCTCTACGCCGACCTTCCAGCTGGTGATTATGGTCCGGCTGATATCGTATACAATCAGGTGCGGTGCTTCATTTGCTTCCGTATCAACTTCAATGACATGAGCAATATACGGTTTCCCGTCCACCAGCTTATACCGATAAATAATGGACGGAATTTTCTCTCGAATCAATCTGTCATGTTCAAGCGCCAAGTCCGCGTACTCGCCCGTTGCATCAATGATGATGACTCGTCCCTGACAGGTCCTCAGTGTCGCTCTAATTTGCTTGCGGCACCAGGCAGAGCAGCTCTCTTTGTACTCCGTCGAGACAAGAAAGAAATTCCTGCCCGGTGTGATAATGGGTCCATAGCTCATTGTTTATCCTCTGTAGCTTTTGTAATTCATTCACTTTTAATTGTCTGCGATTCGCACAGTTTCGCAACATGATATTGTCTGTGAATACCAGTTATCGGAGTCATAGTCCTTTGACAAAATTCGGGTCGTAGTTGGACAGGACTTCCTCGTTCAAGCTGTATTCGCAGTTGATAGTCGTTGCGTCATCCACATACATGCCTCGGTTTGCGTAGTATATCCCATCGATATAAATGGCGAACACGACGGACGGCATCAGTGCCGTTTCATTCACTGCGTAAATCAGGTATTCATCCAGATTATCCTTGACCACCGCGCTCTTATTGATTTGGGCGACTTGCTGTCCGCAAAGGAATACAGGGCAGCATACTCCTTCTTTTCCAAAACCAATTTTGTAGCTCTGGTATTCCTCGCCATACAGCTGCATGGCGATAGAATTGTATCCTTGGAGGAATCCGGTTTTTGTATGGATGACGGAAATCTCGCCTACCGTGCAGTTGTTCTCACGGATAGCAAAAGGGTGTCTCAGAATATCTTTCGTGTTGATGCCGCGCATGTACGCCCTTGCGTCAGCAGCTGGCATGTATTGCAGCAGGAGCTTGGAATCATTCAGCCGGATGCCATAACCCTGCCGTAGCAATTTCGGGATATAGTGTGCCTGCCCGATAACGGCCTTGCCTTTCACGATATCGAAGGTGAACTCATATCCTTTCGATTTGGTTTGCTTCACAATCCATTTCATCAAATTATGTGCGCAGGGTACACCGTCTATAGTCGCTTGCGACTTAGGCGGTGAGGAATGCGCTAACCAAGAGGCAATTTGAAGTGTACTCAGTTAGCACAAATACCCTGCTACTCCTTTCTTTAAATGATTAAGATATTTTTTCCCATGCAGAATGCATGGAATCTGCTGCTTTTACAATTTTAAGTTTTTTAAGGCTTGCAGATTTTTGACCGCTTTTTCCGGGTGTTTTGAATTCTACATTTACAGCACCCTTTTTATTGGTATGAGTGCCATGCACAACGAGAACTTCTCCGTTGAGAGAGACTAAATCACCCGGATTAAGGTTTACCTTTTTGCGTAACAGAGCGCGATGCCCTGCGTATGTCCTCTTGCCACGGTATCTGTGCAAATTTTCCGAATCCTTTTTGTGGTTACGGTTAATTCTACCGTTGAAGAGTTCTTTTCCAGTAGCTATTTCTCCTGTACGAATGTCAATGTAGCGAGAATCATAAAACTTTTCAAGGATGCGATTATTACGCCTTACCTTTTCATAATGTTCAAACGTACAGCGGCAGTTTGGATGAAACTCGCCCATTGCATACGCGTCGTTATTATGGCTTTTTTCAAGTCGAAGTGCGATACGCTTTTCTTTTGTCATTGCGCCATAAGTGACGGTGACAAAATCTTTTCCAAAAGCAGCATAGAGTTCATTGACAATTTGCCACCTAACGGTGTTCATAAAAGCCGCACCGGAAAGGTCGGCAAACTTTACATTTTCTCCGAAGCCATAAAGCTTACCGCTTTTTTGGTGATTGGCAGGTGTATGGCACTTTTCGCATACCGTTAGAAGTTCGTTCAGGCTGTCGCCGTGACGACCTTTCCAGTAGAACATGTGGTGCATATGTAAAATGGCACCATCCGCGACTTTGCGTCCACAAACTTGGCAGGCGTAATTATCGCGGTAAAATACCGCTTCCCGCAAGGTTGCCAAATTGTAGCGAGGACCTT